TTTCGCCAGACAATTCTTGCATTTTATAAGAATCTCCTTAGAGAAGTAGTGAGTGGTGCCGATTATTGATTATCAATAAGATCAGCAGCCATAAGGCAAGACAATTGATAGGTAGCAGAGTCGATATAAGCTTGGGCAATCTCTGTGATAGACTCTGCTTCATCTCCCCAGTCGATTAGTTCTAGCTGGGAAAATACCTCCCAATGTTCACCAATGAAAACTATCATTTGTGACGCACTGATTGACCGAATCTGTAGCAGATAATCTACACCTTCATGCATGGCTTGCTGCAAATCTTCTTCCGTGATAGTTTCGTCTTTGAAACAAGATTCGGTGAGGATACCCTTAGCTTCAGATTCGCTGATACCCAGGCCCCAAAGCATGTGAAGTGTTTCTGTGCAAAAGTATTGACCCCACTCCCATTTTGACGTGCTGGTGATTTTGGTCACAAGTGCCTCAAAATCGGTTTTGGTGATAGAAAATTCAGGTAGCATGTGAGTCTCCCTATAGATCGTGAGTGATGGTAGCGACCAACCGCGGGGCCGGTCACTCAACCACCCCCGATTTGGGGGTGTGGGGATTATTCCCCTTGGACTAGGCGATGAACAAATTTTGCCTGGTGAACAATCACCATTGAGATAATTTTGTCTCGACAATTATTCCATGCATGCAGTGCATGCAGCTGAAACGCTAGACTTGACTCAATGGTTTTGCCTTCCAAACGTTCCAGATCTTTCTTAGGATAGCCTAAATCCTCTAGTAGCATAAGTGCTAGATCACTGTCGCTATGGCGATACTCAAAATCGTACAGCACACTTGCAGCTTCAAGAAACGTGTCTAGTTCTTTAGGCCAAACTAGTTTTTTGGGTTCAGGTTGGTTGATTTGCATGATGAAACTTCCTTTCTGTGTATGTGATATAGATCATGCGTTTATGTGAGGTCTGTCACCCGTAGCAGTTCCACTATTGAGTTTTCAAATAGCACATCTTCTAAGTCTCTTGCGGTAGCACATATACTATGTCGGCTTTCGCACTCTAACCGCGGGGGGATCAGAGAAGTTTTTTTTGTTTGTATCAGCTGGTGAGGATTTTTTGTTTTCTCTCTTGCTGATGACTCCACTGTAGCGCGCGCTAGCGGGGGAATGCAAGTTCAAATCTATGTGTTCTGTATCACACATCATTTCCCCTGGTCAGAGTAGGTTTTTGTTACTGCAAGTCCGCTACTAGGTTGCACGCAACCGCCGATTTTTGTGTCGTTTTTTGTGTTTTTGAGGTTTTTGTACATCTACAGTGACGAAAATCGACGCAAAACAGCAGGTCAAAGCACATTTTTGAAAACCCTTGACACACATACATAACACAAAAACTTGGCAAACATGCAGGTCAGAGTAGGTTTTTAAACGTTTTTATGTGTTTATGTGACGTAAATAGACATAAAACACCAGGTCAGGGGCTATTTTTGTGTGTTTTTATCGCTTTTTGGCCGGCTATAGCATCTAGATGCTGATCTAGCCGCTAGCGCATAGCGGCTAGCACCCCCCCCGCTAGCCGGATTCTCTCTATATACAGCCCCTAGCAGCGCGCTAGGGGCGATTGAGCAGGCGTTTTAGGCTTATCCCTCCCTAGGGCGATTTTCTATGCCCTAGGCACCCGCTAGCCTAGGGGCGTTTCATCACACTGACGATAAACAAAACGCCTTAGGGTAGCCTTGCCTTTGTTTTGGTCTGCTATTTACTAGGTGCCAAGTTGTTAGTGGGCATAGAGATATTAGGTCATGGAAAAGATTAGGGGGCACAAAAGGTTTTGAAGTATGAAAAGTTTGGGGTATCTCATTTTTTACCACTTGACAATTAGGTGGGTAAAATATCTTAGGCTGCATGTGTGAAGCCAAGGGGAACCTAACTAAGCCTTGCCTTAGTTAGGATAGCCTTAGTAAGGGCAAGCTTACTTGAGGGTCAACCTCAACCTTCAACCTCACCCTTAATGTTTGGGGGCAAAACCTTAAAGTTCGGGTTGAAACTGCACATATGCTACATTCAACGTAACCTTGAAGGTTAGGGCTGCAAGTTTGCTACTGAGACCTGTTTTCATGTAGCAAGTGTGCAGCAGATAGCACCTTTGCAGCACATCGGTATCGCCATGAGGTGCAAAGGTGGTCCGCCTGGTCGTGGTCCGGGTCCGTCCGCTCACCCCAACCGCTCCGCCGGTGACGCACCTCACTCTCTCGCGGCTGGACGTAGGTGGGCGGGTCCGGTACCCTGGAGGGTATGCAGGAAGGACTAAAGTGCAAGCTTCCCTACTTCGATGCGGTAGGACAACAGATGCCACGCATCCCGATAGGTGCAGGTGAGTTCGCAGAGATAGACGAGTACGTAAGTAGCATCAGAGAGCTGATCGCTTCAATGATTAACGAGGTGAACTTTGTCCTCGTATCCGAACATCTCGACGGCTCACACTTCTTCGAGAAGGTGGCTATTGGCGATGAGTTCTTGACTAGGCACGGGATTTACTCAACCTGTTCTTTCTGGTACCGTGAGCGTCACTCCAATCAAGGTAAGCGAGAACTCTTGGAGTCTTAACTGGGAGTACAATAAAGACAACCGCGTACCGTACAACTTCTGTTACCACCTTGGTGTTATCCATGACCTGAAGCGTGACAGCTTGGAAGAATGGAAAGAGCTTGGGGACTTCATCGAGGAGAACAACCTGTTTCCCCTGATGGTGAGCTGCACTTTTCACAAGCGGTTGCCGCTCGACCAGGTGCGAAATGTCCGCCCATAAGTGCGCCCATCTGCATATATAAAGTGCGCCCATATGTCCGCCCATACGAATAGAAAGAACATTATGCTTCCCCCAATCTTATACTGTGGTGCAACCGAAAACCTACAAGACGTTTTAGATGATGATTGGATCATAGGTATTTTAAGCCATGACTTCGCACTCATCCTAGTTGATGAGATAGAAGTCATTGAAGAAGAACTCAACACCGACACCAAGTATCGAGAAGAGTTCCTAAAGGCAAAGAACATGCAGCGCATTCAATCTTTCGGTTCCATCTGTAACATTCCCGCTGGTAAGAATGAAACAATTGAAATCGGAGTGATCCGGTACGGCAAAGGTTCTTGGGGACTTCAAGCCTACTTTATTATCCCAGAAGAAGATATTGTAGATGAGAGCCTAGAGTTTAGTCCGACCGAAGAAGAATGGGAAGACTTGTTTAAAAGCTTTCCCATTGATGCTAAGTATTCCAAGCCTAAGGTAAAAGAAAAAGTCTTTGAAGCAGTACAAGTCATCAATGCCGAAGATAAAAAGCGATTTGTTGAGCAATTCAATCGAACACTTCCTCGCTACCTAGTAGATTGGGAGCACCCAAATGTTTTTCATGACGAAAATTACCTGATGAGAGTAGCATTCAGGAAGACCAATGATAACCGCTGGAGCATCAGCCCTCGTTTCATTATCGCTTTGGAGCGGGTATTACAAGACATAGAGGAAGAAAAATAATGAGTGATGAAGTAAATAAACACAACAATGAATCATACCTGGAGCTAAAACAGAACTTGAAGGATCTGAAAAGCCTACTGAAAGATGCTTGGCGCCACATCAAGAAAGAAGATCTTTCCGAAGAGTATTCACATCTTATCTTTGAGGTCACACCTGGGTATCTTGGGACCATAGCCAAGATGTTTAACGTTCCCGAGGAACATAAAGATAAGTTCGTTAATCTCTCCATTGTGGTGCCGAAGAGCCAAGAGATCACTTCTTTAGGATATATTACAGGTCGGTATAGCAAGGAAGAGTTAGACTTTACCCCGTCCGAATTACACACCGAGCTGCGGAATATCCATGAAGCGGGTGCCTTGAAGCTTATTCGACGGGTAGATTTAGGGACCAACTTTGACCCTAAGACAGGTGAGATGAAGTGAGTCAGCTTAGCTTTAACTATGATGAACTCGTTTTCATGATTGAGAAAGGACACGTTTCTGACTCACAAATAGAAAAGATCAAGCGCACCATAGGTGAGAATGTTTTTTACATTAAGAAAGTCAAAGACGAATTATCTTTGATAAACACTTGGTCATACGAAAAATTTGTACCTGAACACCAAGAGTTTGCTGAACTAAAACTCAGCAAACTAGGGCTTGGTCTAGGGGAATCAGCAGGGGCAATAGGGAGAGCATCAAAGTATATATATCCCATTCTTCATCTTACGTTACCCGAAAAAGACAGGTGGTGTTTCAGATTTATGATGCCAGATAGTTTAAGGAAGAAATATATTGAAAGGGGATACCAGTTCTCTGAATTTGTTTTAAATAGGGAAGCTCAAATAAAGTTCAACTTCTGGAGTAATCCTTGGGGCGATGATCCTAGTGGATTGGAGGCATACTATGCATGGAAAAGGCATAACCACTTTTAAGACTTCACCTAGGCAGTTCTGCAAGATCGAAAAGATCTTCGTATACGCCAACGCCTACCAGCTTCGCAACAAGGTGCTAGCTCAGATTGAGCAGGGGAGACCAGTCAAGCTAGGGAAAGGGTTTGATCCAGATCTTGATGGTCGCCTTAGCTGCTCGCTACAGGAAGTGCGTCGCTGGTACGTGCAGCACGGTGTGCCTGTGGTGTACTTTTTTGTGCAAAACCCCTTTGTGTTCAGGAGTGATTGGGATAATCCCCACAAGGAAATAAACTATTACCAAGAGATCTTCCCGTTCAACAGCACCCAAAGCGTGGTGATTGTATATAAAGGACAGTGGTTAGAGCGAGGATCCATCAACGTGATTCGGCTACACACGGAGGGTCCCTATGCCACAGATTGATTTTGAAAAGCTTACGGAAAAGATTGACAAGTTTACCCCTTTATGGTTCGACGAGTTTACCAAAGTGAGCAAGCTTGTTGATGAAGCGGAGCAAGAGGGGAAGCTGATTGACATCTATGCTAGTGCCAGCACCGTTGAGCTGTTGCAGTATGTCATTGCAGACGAGGAAGGCGAAATCAACGCGAGACAGGAGACAAACAAGCTGATCTATGCTCTACGCACCTTAGAGCGCCAAGGTTACGTCCTGGACTACACCAGAAGCCGTTCAATTTGGCTTAAACCTCCAAGGCTTTACCGCAACGATCTTTACACTACTTTCCATTGGAAAGACAGTGGTAACCCTTACTCTTTTGAAGCGTACTTTTCGGTTCCAACAGGGCTAGCTTTTCCCCTTATCTCTCTAGGGTACGGGTTATTGAAGCCTGGTCAACATAAGATCTTTGACAGTAAAGCTTCAATGCGTTCTGGTTATGAGGAGTAAACTATGCGGTTCTTCTTGCCAAAGACTGACCCTGATGTTTGCAAATATCAACCTGATATCGTTAGGAATGAAGGCCCTGACTTTACGTTCCACAACTTTGACGCATTCACAAGTGCTGAGCCGGACCTAAACACCAAAGAGCGAGAAGGCAGGGAAATACATATCTACCCTGCCTCACATAACCTAGACCGAATACAAGATTTCTTTTATTGCGGAGTAGATATCGGTGGAAGCAGTCGTCTACAGTTTTTCTTTGACTACCTGAAGTTTTTAGATAGAGGGAATGCTTTTTATGTTGTTGTTCACGAAGAGTACCGGAAGCCTCCGTTTTTCTGGAGACGTCCATGGGTAGAAATCAGCTCAGCAGATCATTTCTCTTGCAACTTTAATGCTAATTTTCGCTACCGTATTCCATCAAAGCTGTAACTAAGCGTATAATATAAAGCAAGCTTCCCATATAGAAATACAGGAAGCCAGATACTGTTTCTCCACATGGAAGATCAGCTACCACAATTATAACAGAAAGGAAGCATGATGTTAACCCCCGTGACGGGTATTCTTTTGCGGATTTCCAGTATGAAGGGGAAAAGCTTATTGACCAGCGCAAGCGTTTTCCCATCACATCTCGCAAACTCAACCGTAAAGAGACAGAGAGAATCTGCAATGATTTATTCTCTCGCTACCATAAGTACGGTGTCTCTAAAGAAGACATCTCGCAGGTGATTTACTATGCCGAACACCCATGCGGAAACTTCTATCATGAAGGACGTATTACTTTTGGTACCGGAGTGAACATTCATGGAGGAGCGCTTTCTGGAGAAGGAATGCTCTCTAATGTTTCGATGCATCAGGCCACTATTAAGGAAAGACGAAGCTCCGAATCAAGCATCGTTTATTTCATCGCCAATTCAGATATCGGCTCTACGATGTTCTTTCTTGAACCAGGCTCAGTGATTATAGACTCTCATGTTGGCTGCTCAACTATTATAAATAGGAAAAATGCTATTCGCTTCGGCACATTAACCTTTGTAACATTAAAAGGTGATAATGAGATTAGCTCAAGCGATATTGAAAACTGTTTAATTGTAGACTCTGACATCCATGCGTCCCGGGTTAAAGGTTTTAGTGAATCACTTATCATAGCGAATGCGGCTATTCGTTTTCAGAATGACGTTTTTGAAATCTGTCGATACCATTTAGAAACAAAAAGGAAAGAAGGGGGACTTTTGTATCGGACAAAAGGCAAGGGGGTTGCCTTTTTTACCCCGGATTATGGGGTGAAAATTCTTGCAAATAAACATCGTACTTCAAAGATTACTTACTATATTGAGAAGTTATATGAAGGGAGCGCAAAAAAGCGAAATGAGTTAATTACTGGGGCACAAGACTTTATTGAAAAAGTGTTTGATGAGTCACAATGACTTGCGAGGGGACATACACATACATATACTGGGGGATACAGAAAGGAAGTGAATGATGACTGACTGGAAGTTCCCCCAGGCAGGCTATCATAGAGCACGTAAGCAATATGTTTGTTGTATGTGTGACTGTAATATTGAGCCTGGGGAGAGGTATTGTCGCATTGTTGATATTGACCGCGGGAAATATGTTGTCGATAGGTATTGTGCCCCATGCAATCTCGCTCTTGAGAACTACATTACAGATCATGAAATTACCGAAGATGATTTTCTCCCTGACGCATCAGAGCTGCATAGTTACCTAAGTGAAAATCTTGCAGGCAAGGATAAAATTTATCAAGATCTTTTGTCTAAGTGTCTTAATCGGCTCAGCAAGAAGCTGGGATGGGATGAATAATGGCTTTATTATCAGATAAAATTATCCATAAATCCCGTAAAGAAGCGCTTTGCGGTGTCTGTGCCGTGGTAATGCCGAAAGGTACCCACAGCGGGTTACAAAATGGATTGACGAAGATGCTTGTTGCTACTGCGTGATGCGGATTTGCCTGTCTTGTGATGGACTGGATTATGTAGATCGAATCAATGATGCCTGGTCTTCAGAAGAAGGAGCCCCGCTTGATAGTGGAGGTTTCATTAAGTCTGCTGTTCGCTTTGATTCAGATGCTATGCAAAACTATCTCCTAGATACAGTTTCAGAAGAAACAGATGATCGTTACCAAGCCGGCCTACGAAGGTGACTTACACTCAACACTGGCAACAACTGGTTAGCCAGTTGGGACAAAAAGGAAGAAGAAAATGAACCAGAAGACAATTGGCTACGCCTATTTTAGGGCTTTAAAAGCACGATTCCGCAACCGCTACAAGAAGTACAAAAAGCAGCTACAATACGGCAAATGCCACCGTCCAATTTCTCGATCGTACATTGAAGAACCGCTACTTACTTTGGAAGAGTATTTCCCCTTCTTCCCCCGGTTAGAAGGCGATACGAACCCTCCGCAGAAGGATTACGCGGGCTTTGCTGACGGCATTGAGAAGATCGGTTTTCCACCCGGCTACAAAGAAGGCGAAGTGGTAGAGCGGATGCGGAAAGCAATGGACAGTTTACCTGCTTTTGAAAACAAACCTGAGTAATGCAATGTCTCATTATAACAGCGGCTGGTGTTTACTAAGTACTCTAAAAGAAATTGAGATGATAGAAGATTATTTCGCTCAGTTAAGGGTTTGTAAGCACCAGAAGAAAGCGATAAAGCTAGCTAAAGATATCTCAAGAATGAATAGCTTTCTTGGACATTGTTATCATTCTCACAATGCCAAGCCTCGGATTTGCGCTCACTGTGAGGAATTAGTTCGTAGCTATTCCCAAAACATTGAGTCAAGACTTGCCTGGTGGCATAAAGAACTGGAGTTGAAACCTTATGTCAGATTATGATGAGTTTCTTGAAGAAGAGCTGGAGCGCCTTTTTAATCTTGCTATTTTACGGGCTGAAGATGCTTGTTATCAAGACGATCAAATTCTCTCCCCCTTATCCGTAGGGCTTTTAATGTTAAGCCTTCTAGTAGAGAGAAGGGACAACGCCGAAAAACACATGAAAAAGCCTTACCTTTCTGATAAGAAGCTTGTTCGTATGCTAGAAGAAGCACGACATTCAATTGACACTGCCCTGAGTACACATATCAAAAACCGAAAGGAAGCTGAAGGCAATGTGTAACCATGGGTTCCTTGAAGAAGATAACGAACCCCAAGAACTGCTAACTATGCGTCGCATCAGGAAATTCATAAATAAGCAGTTTCGTGAGACCGAGCAAATGCTGCAAGATACTCAAAAAGAGTTTTTAAAAGAAAATCATATTGACTCCTATTCTGAGCTCCCTTTGGATTGGGCAGTAGATATCCTTGAGCGGATCGGCGATGAGTTTTCTTTGTCTATTAAAGATTTCATCCGTGATCTAGAACTAGAAGAAGAGGAGGCAATAATGAAAACGCCAACTGTTAGTCTTGAGTCGGTAAAGTCATTTTTTAGTACAACCCAATTTCAGGTAAATCACCAAGTTGGGAAATTGGGTTTGGATCTGGTGGAAGACGGTCGCTATCCCAATGGGGAAATCCCTGTGGATTGGTTTACTAACTTCATGACACGAATCAAAGGAGATTTCAGCAAGGCCGTGGATGATTTTGTTGCTGATATGTGCGCTCAAGCCGAGAAGGAGAAAAAGAAGGGATCAGAAAATGCCTAAAACAATAATTGAACTCTGTACAGATACCATGAGAAGAAGTTTTGCTGCTGCCTTGGCTCAAACGAGATTAAATAATTCGCCAAAGTCTCAAATTTTTAGTCTGCTTGGTGGCGGAATCTCTTCTTTACAGCGATTGTTATATAACGATGAAGATAGCATCAAAGAAAACAGCAAGCCGTTATTGTCAAACAGTGAAACAGTTCGTCTGATTGAAGAGGTTCGTTTCGCCTTTAACCTGGTGATTGACGGACAGCTGGAATTACTCAGGGATGAGAGAGAAGGGGAGGAATTATGAGTGACCAAGAAGAATGGTTAGGTGAATCAGCTGAATACTGGAAGCAGCATGCTGACAGCGCTCGGCATATGATGAGTTTGGTTGCAAGTCTTGAAAATTTGTTCTCATGTCGCTTCTCGCTCACCAGTGGTGGTGACTACTCTGACTTGTCCTCAGCTTTAGAAAAAAGTGTTTTCAATGAACTGGGGGACATAAATATCCGAGGCATGCGAGAATATATTGATGCTATAAAGCCAAAGCTTCGTATGACAAGTAATTGCCATCATGACGAAAATAAAGAACCTGTGCCTCAAGCCTGCGTGTATCAGTGGCGACTGTCTGATTACATCGAGGTAACAGAGCATATGATTGCGGCTTCTCGTTTATTTTTGAAGCTAGAGGATCCTATGCTCTTTGGCCGCAAAGATATTATGGATAAGATCAATGAATACCTGGAAGTAATTGAGAAGTTCAATTGTCTTCCTGCTTTTGAATACACCGATAAGTTTGCTAGAAGAGCAAGGATCAAACTAAAGGACATGGGATATAAGGAGGTAAAATGATTCTCGACATGACCTGTGGTGGGAAAAGCACCTGGTTTAATAAGCACCCAGAAGATACGGTGTTCCTAGATAAAAGAGTGGAGAAGCTTACTCTTTGTGATAATCGAGAAATCGAAGTAAGGCCTGACGTTCAAGCGGATTTTTGTCAACTTCCCTTCGCCGACAATAGTTTTCATCTCGTGCTATTTGATCCGCCTCATCTAGAACGCCTAGGCGACACAAGCTGGATGTATGCAAAGTATGGAGCGCTTCTTCCTGATTGGAGAGACGTGCTAACTCAGGGCTTCTCGGAAGCGTTTCGGGTGCTCAAACCAAGCTGCGCTTTGGTGTTTAAGTGGAATGAGATTCAGATTCCAGTAAAAGAAATCACGGCCTTATCACCTTATCCACCCATGTTTGGTCACAGAAGTGGTAAGGTAAGTAAAACGCATTGGCTGACTTTTGTAAAACCGGGAACCCTAGATGAATAACGAACAATACGAAGAGTTTATGAAGCTAGCTCAAGAGCAGAAACAGATTGCAAAAGATCTAGCTCAAACAGCGGAGGAGCTGGATTCCTATATGTCGTATTACCGTGCCACCGGCGTAGGCAAAGGCTTTGCGGGAATGTTCTACTCTGACGCAGAAAAAAGCCGTCTCTCTACTCTAGGCAGTTATTTTTCTGAGGAGATTGATAAGCTTCATCAAGCGATCAAGGAAATGAACGATGCTTACTTGAAAATTCGCCTGGATATTCCCGAGCTGCACCAATCAGAATTGAAATCTTTGAGGGCAAAGGCACTCACTCTTCAGAAAGAAATTGCGTCCCAAGAAGCCTTACTGAAATTGGATGCAAGAAAGCGAAATTCCCAGGTAACGTTTAGCGTAATGTTTTTTGTTTGGCTTGGCGTTATTGGTTGGTACTTGGGATCCGTGATTATGTGCTTGATTGTCGCTAGCCTATTTCTGTTATACGGGTCTTGGGTAGCGTCACTCATTTTCTCTCCTGCTTTACAACAACAGCACAAAGAGTTAGAGGCAAATAAGGCAGAATTACAAGACAATGCTGCACGACAAGCAGAGCTGAGTTTGGAGATGTACTAATGTTATCGCCTGAGCTCAACGCAATGTTAACTAAAAAGAGCGATATTGAAGAACGGATCATTGCCCTTAAAGCTGAGCGCAAAGCGATTATTGGTTACTATATTCTTTGGACAGGTTTATGTATTCCTGTATTGGGTGTCTCGTGGTTGTTTACTGTAGTCTTGGGACATACCGGAATTATTCTCCTTGGAATAGTTTGCTGCACAGTTTGGATATTAATGGTTTATGTTGGATCTGACGAGGTTCATAGAGAACTTTTTGATAACATCGAGGCAATGAGCAAGAACAAGGGCTTACTCAAGAAAGTAGAGAATCAAATTGAGGATTGGGTGACGAGATAGGATGAGTGAAGAAGAAAAACAAGTCGAGGCCCAACTCTTAACTCAGCTTCGCATACTCACAAGCAATCTCGAAACTGTATCTGACAAAGCAGATTATCTTGCAGAAAATCAAATTTCTTATGCAGATTTTGTTCATTCTGCTAGTTATTGGCCTATGGATTATCGTAGGTTAGCAAATCTAGAAGATTATCGTCGGGAAATTACATTAACTGGCAAGTCGGCGGAAGCCGCGTTAGATCGAATATCTTCTATTGTTTATCAGACCAGAGGCATCATGTCGAATTTAAAGGAAGTTGTCGATAAACTTCCTGGGGTACAAAAAAGAAAGGAAAACCTGGAACGTATGAAGGAGACGAAAGAGCTAGATGAACGAGAGTTAGAGCTGAAGAAAGCCATTGTCTCAAAGCAGTCCGAAATAGAGAGAACACAGAAAGGGATGAAAAGGATCCTGGGTTTCTCTTTTGTTACAATCCCCGTTTTTACCGCTGTCGGAATCCTTTTTCCTGCGGTGTGGGTGTTGTGCGTCACAACTATTTTTGTGGGGATTATCACACTGTTTCTTGCCTTTGTTATGCTCTCGGGTCTCGCAAAAGACGGTATAATAGATACCGGAAAGCTAGAAAAAGATAAAGTAGAGCTAGATTGGGTGCAAACCAAAAAAGCTCAGTTGTTTTTGGAGTCAAACTAATGAAAAACACTGAACAAGAGCTCTTTCAGTTAGAGGAAGAAGCGATAAAGCTTCGGACGGCAATTGAAAACAAAAATCTTGAACTCAAAGACCTGAAAAAGAAAACTGTATATGCAGCAGTATTCTATGCAGTAATCACCGCTGTTTGTTTTAATTCCGCTTGGCACCAGACCTCAGATCTCAAAGCAGCGGGGCTTATCGCTTGCGGGATGCTGTTTCTTGGTATGTTCGGCACATGCCTTACCGACCGGAAAGACGAACTTAGCCTCAAGAAAGGAATCAATCACATTGAGGCAAAGCTAGAGCAAAACCAAAAGAAGCAAGCTGACTTGCTGTTGGGACTGTAAAAATGATTTTAACCATTATCAACATTGCAATGTTATGTGTCGCCTGTACCTTGTCCTTCCTGTCGGCGAAGACCCTTCGGGAAACATCTTATGTTAATAGACGAATAGCTGAGCTAGAAAGGCTCAAGAAAGCTTTGGAGGCGAAAGGTGAGTGATACCTTATCCACTGTGATTTTCGCCTCCCTTGCAGGTCTATTTGTTGTCAATTACTACGTCGCTAAAAAGGATTATCAGAAAAGTGTTCAAAAAGATCAAGAAATGGTGCAAGAATTACTACGATGCATTCGTGAGTTTGATTCGTCACATCACCAAGCGGGAAACCCCGAAGCATCTTCCTGAGTTCCCAGTAGAAAAGTGGCTTGCGTTACAATCCGCTCAAGTTGCTTGACAACGATGATCTAGAAACCTTACAATGAAATCATCTTCTTAACGAAGAGCCCTGGTAGGTTTACACGCTACTATCTCCTTTTCACCTATTTTTGCGTTTGGAGTTCAATTCTCCAACAGGGCACGGGTTCAACTCCCCTCGCAGTACAAAATGGCGTTTCTGTGTATGTGAACTGAGGTTCAACAAACCCCCGGTAACCCCGGGGGTTTTGTGTTACCATAATCACTATGACTGAAACCAATCCAGAAATGGAAAAAGCACTAGCTGACGTGCTAAAATTTGTTGATGAGAACACCAAAACCAGTGAGAAGAAACCGTTCTGGCCTGGTGTTATTTTTGCCTTTGTGCTTGTTGCCGTAGGCTATTTGACGTTTGAATCGTGGTTTGCAATGGGACAATATGTCCTAGCGTCCATGGTTCTTTTGCTCTCTATGGCGCCACTTTTGGTCACAGAAAAGGAATAACATGAAAGAGTATCTTCAACTCAATTCCCAGCTCAATTTGATTGGGTCAGATGGCAAACCGCAGTTCGAGAAAGACAAAAATGCGCTAGAAAACTATATTGAGACTGAAGTAAAGCCTCGGGACTACTTCTTGGCTCACGGAATGAACTTGAAGGAGAAGTACGACTATCTCAATGAGAATATGTACATTGATAGCGGGGTGGTATGTAAGTACGGCTCTCAATTTTTCTTTAATTTAGTTACCGAGATTGAAGAAAAGATCGGTCAGTTCGGGTTCTTTGAAACATTCATGTCAGCCTATAAATTCTATCAGCAATACGCCTTGAAGAGCCGGGACGGCAAATGGTTCTTGGAAAACATTTGTGACCGGATTGTGCTCACCGCAGTGAGCTATTCCAGTAGTGAAGGTCATGCTAAAGATATGGCTCACTATATGGCTCAGAAGCGCTTTCAGCCTGCCACACCTACCTTCCTGAACGCTGGTCGTGTAGCAGGTGGAGAAGCGGTGTCGTGCTATCTTTTGCGAGTAGAAGACAACATGGAGTCAATCGGCGCCTCTATCACCAACTCCCTTCAGCTTTCAAAACGCGGAGGTGGGGTCGCCTTGTTGCTTACCAATCTTCGTGAGGCAGGAGCACCTATCCAAGAGATCGAGAACCGGTCTTCCGGCGTCATTCCGGTCATGAAGCTACTAGAAGATGCTTTTTCCTACGCCAACCAGCTTGGCGCTCGCCAAGGCGCAGGCGCGGTATATCTCAACGCACACCACCCGGATATCCTAAAGTTCCTAGACACCAAGCGGGAAAACGCGGATGAGAAGATCCGAATCAAAACCTTGTCACTCGGCGTAGTGATTCCTGATATCACCTTTGAACTAGCCCAGCGGAACGAAGACATGTACCTGTTCAGTCCGTATGACATCTACAATGTTACGGGTCAGCCACTAAGTGATTTGTCAGTGACGGAACACTATTACGAGTGGGTAGAAAATTCCGACATCAAGAAGACGAAGATTAGTGCTCGGCGACTTTTCCAAACCCTAGCAGAAATTCAGTTTGAGTCCGGCTATCCGTATATCCTGTTTGAAGACACTGCCAATAAGTACAATTGGTATCCAGAGCAGGGACGGATTAATATGTCGAACTTGTGCTCTGAAATTCTTCAGGTAAATTCGGCCTCCTCCTTTTTTGATAATGGCGACCCCAGCTATACAGGTATGGATATCGCTTGTAACCTTGGGTCATTCAACGTTGCAAAAATGATGGAATGCGAGAGTTTCAAGGACTTTCATCAGACAGTAATGGCTGCGGTCAAGTTCCTCACTAATGTTTCGGAATCTGTCTCCACTAATCATGATTTCCCGGTACGAAGCATTCGCAACGGTGCCGCTCTTACTTGCTCTATTGGCCTAGGTCAAATGAATCTCCATGGGTATCTTATTACCCAGAATATCGAGTACGGTTCTCCAGAAGCAGTAGACTTTTTCCGCCGATACATGGCGCTTATTGCTTATTGTGCGGAATCTGCATCCATGGAGACGGCTAAGCTGACAGGTAAAGTAGCTTCCCGAGCGGATCAGTGGCAATATATCGAAAAAATAAGGTTCTATAAGCGAGAAGCATCAAAGCTTCCTCAAGTGGGACAAGGCACGCCTGAGTGGTTTAAAGAAGATGTAGCTGGTCGATTTGAAGAGTTGTTCTATCAGGTTAAAGGCAGTCTGTCTGATAATCCGGTAACCAATATGTACCTGCAAGCGATCCCACCGACTGGTTCGATTTCCTATCTCACAAACGCCACCCCTGGTATCCAGCCAGCGACAGACGTCATCGAGACGCGCAAGGAAGGCAAGACAGGCCGCACCTACGTTCCAACATACGGGGTAAATAAAGACAACTACCAATCAATTACCACTGCCTACAACCTTGACCAACAGCGAGTAATCGACATGTATGCAGCAGCAACTCCTTGGGTTGACCAGGGGATTTCCGCTGTTCTGTTTTACCCCAACACAGCCACTACCCGTGACGTGGTGAAGAACTATATTTATGCTCACAAGCAGGGACTAAAGACCTTATATTACATGCGAGTGCGCCAACAAGCGCTTCCCGGTACTGAGGTAGCGGAATGCGTAAGCTGTGTTTTATAACACAATAAGTTGTCTAGCCCCCTAGGGTTTGTATAATGGGGGCATACATACACACAGAAAGGAAGAGGAGTTGTACCGTTCAAAACAACGGGTTCACTGCGAGTTTCGAGATGATTTCTTTGATAAACTCGATGAAATCCTTAATACATCAAATCAAAAACTAACAGTACCTCAAAAAGCAAAGCTCATCGCTGCACCTGGTTTTTCTGTTGCCACAGCTAAGGATCAGCTTTACTATCGGGGGAAGAAGAGTCCATCAACTCAAAGGGTAGTATCACTCATGAATGTCACCCAGATGGACTTTGAAGAGGTAGTTTCTTACGTTTATATGGGTAACCCTCGCGTTCAGGCAAATGAGTCAAATGAGCCTAAGTTAGTGCCTCCATATGCCCCCGGCGGAAAATACTGTGCTTTCCGTCCCTGGGTGTTCCCGTATCTCCGCCGAAACCTACACTATGCTAACTGGGAGGTTTTCACCAAGATTGTTGGTTTTGATTACAACACAGTAAACGTGCCCTCCCAGCGGGTGCCTATTCTTGAATCGGTGATTTACATTCTTGAGTTACTAAAGAAGATTGGAATGAAGAGCGTTAAGTTCCAAGACATCATCGTTATGGAACCAGATGTATTGCCTGAGGCAAAGGCAAGCTAGAAAGGAAGAAAAAATGGCTTTTACAGCCGTTGATTGGAATAATCTCAAAGATCCACTTGATCTTGACGTATGGAATCGGATGACTGGTAATTTCTGGTTGCCAGAGAAGATTCCGCTTAGCAATGACCTGCCTTCGTGGAGTACGGTTCCTCGGGAGGAACAGCTTGCGCTAGAGCGTGCTTTCGCGGGGCTCACGGTGCTAGATACGATCCAAAGCGAGGTCGGTGCTCACGCTGTCGGCACCTACGCACACAGCCACCATGAAGAAGCTTGTATGGCGTTTATTGGTGGTATGGAAGCTATTCACGCTCGGTCTTATAGCTCAATCTTTACGACGCTCAACAGCACTGAGCAGATCGAAGCGGCTTTTGATTTTGCGCACACTAACGCAAATCTTCAAGCGCAAGCCCGGCTTATCGTTGAGTATTACAAATCCCATGCGGGGGACCTGGAAAGTCGAGAATTTTTCTGCCGAACCGCAAGCGTATTCCTAGAAAGTTTCCTGTTCTACTCGGGTTTTTATCCAGCCTTGCGGCTTTGTGCAGAGGGGAAGTGTACAAATACCGCAGACATTATCCGGCTTATTATGCGTGACGAGGGCATTCACGGATACTACATTGGCCTGAAAGCGAAAGCCCTTTTTGACACCCTGCCTCAAGATCGAAAAGAACTTCTCGCAGGACGTGCGTTGTTGTTGGTTCGTAAACTCTATGAACTTCAAGTAGATTACGTACATGATTTGTATGCTGATACCACATGGGAAGAAGACGCTCTAAAGTATTCCGCGTACAATGCCAACAAAGCCTTAACCAATCTTGGTCTTCCTGTCGAGTTTAAGCCTGAAGAGGTAGATGTGTCGCCTGCTATCTTGGCGCAGATGACGCTGGAAACCAATGAAACTCATGACTTTTTCTCTGGGTCTGGGTCTTCGTATATCCTTGCAAAAACAGAAGAATTGAGTGATGATGACTGGAATTGATAACCCAAATGTGGTAAAAGGCAAGAGTCTAGAGATTATTCCTTGGGAGGGGCAGAAGGTTATTCTGCATAACCTAGCGTCAACCAAGGCGGTGAAGGAAATGAAAGCCCGCGGGTTTCTTTGGCAAGATAAAAAACCTGACGGTACACCGTTTTACTATTTTGATTTTGCCTACGGCACCGAAGAGATTTTGGTGAGTGTACTACACGGCCTCGGCTTCCAGAAGTGGCGAAAGGATAAATAATGTTAGCCCCGTTTCAAAAGGACGGGGTGTCTTTTTTAACCAAAAGGCAAGGTGGCTTACTTGCTGACCAACCTGGGACAGGAAAGACACTCCAGATGATCGAGACAATAAAAAGCTTAGTTAACCAAGGAGATATTCTTGTCCTAGCGCCAAAGGTGGCAGCTGATGTTTCTTGGCCAGAAGAGCTAGCGAAGTGGTCGGACGATGAGGTTGTCGTTATTACAGGCGGGAAGGCTAAAAAGGAAAAGCTTCTTCAGCAAGTTGTTTCATCGAAGCCGCAGGGTCGTAGGTGGATTGTGGCCAATTTTGAGACAGCGAGAGTCCGGTATCTCCGTGGGAATCCGGTAATGAAAACCAAGCCTTACTACGAAGAGCACTTCAAGGATCTTTTCAAGATCTACCCAAGAGCACTTATCATTGATGAGTCGCACCTCGTTCTTCCAACGAACAAAACCAAGCTTTATAAACAGACCTTGGTGCGTCGTGGGATTATGATGTTGGCTAAAAAGTCTCTATATCGCTTTGCTGTCTCTGGTACCCCTGTTCGGGGGAGGCTAGAAAACCTCTGGGGCACCTTAGATTTTCTATCTAATTCAAAAATTGAGTCCTATTGGACGTGGGTAGACCGGTGGTTTATTACAAGACCAAAAGAGATCTATACGAAGTCTAAAGCGGTACAGACAACAGAAATCATTGGATTAAACCCCCTTCTTAAAGAAGACTTCGCTAAGCAACTAGACGGAGTGATGATTCGCCGTAAGAAGCTTGATGTGTTCCCAGAGCTTCCGCCAAAGCGTTATGCTGGTTCAACTCTGCATGGTGTTGTTGGTCACTGGATTGATTTAACGCCAAGTCAGAAAAGGTTTTATAAGCAAATGAAGGGGTTGGCATTAACCCGGCTTACCTCTGGAACCCTTGTTGCTCAGGGGATTTTGGCTGAACTCACGAGGCTAAAGCAGTTCGCTAGCGTTTCGGGTGATGTCGCTTATTCTGTAGATGGTGCAACTATTTTTAATCCTGCTCTTCCTTCTAATAAGTTTGATTGGCTCATAGACTTTCTCACTGAGCGTGGCATTATTGACCAGCCAGAGGCGGAATCAAAAGAGGACGGCAAGGTAGTTATCGCTAGTCAGTTTAGTCAAGTGCTTGATCTTTTTGAGAAGGCCTTACTTGATAAATATGGTGTCAAATGTTGGAAGATCACGGGGGAAGTTTCATCTAAGAAACGAAGCGAAGGGGTAGAAGATTTCCAGAAAGAGGATTCGGGGCTTCGAGTGATGTTACTCAACACCAAGTCCGGCGGTGTCGCGCTCACGCTTGACCGTGCCGATGAGCTGGTGATCTTGGATGAGACTTTTATTCCTGATGACCAAGAACAGGTAGAGGATCGGATTCACCGGGTGAGTCGGATTCACAATGTGATTGTGCACTACGTACGGTCAAAGGGCACAATTGAGGAGACCATTGCGAAAAAGGTTCAAAAGCGGGAAGAGCTACAAAAACAAATCTTAGATGGGAGCTATGATGTCAAGCAGCTATTTACCTAAAACGGTTTCCCACTCCTCAAAAAGGCGGTTTAAGGAGTGTCCTTGGTCTTATTTCCAGCGGTACGTGAATGGTGTTGAGTCTGTTTACAAGAATCAGCTTCCGCTTTTCTTTGGATCTGGAATCCACGAGGCGCTGGAGAAGTGGTATATCCCGGGCTCAGATCGTGGTATGCACCCTGTCGATGGCTGGGTAAGTTTTTTCACTTCTCAGACGGAAAATCCTGAGTATGCAGAGCTTTTCCGGGATCAGGATAGGATGAATCAGCAGCTTGATCTTGGCGTTAACATGCTTGAAGGTTATTTACACCACTGGGGTGAAGATAAGTATATCTATGTTATTGCCAATGAACAGCGATTTAAATGGAACATCCCTTACGTAGGGCCTAATAACCAACAACTTCAACGCGATCTTATCGGCGCTGTTGACCTGGTGTATCAAGATATGGATAACTATGGACGCTTCACAGTCATGGAACACAAGACTGCTTCCAAACTAGGAAGCGAGAACACCCAGTATCTCCCTCTTGATGAGCAAGCAACACTTTATCTCGCGGTGGTAACTAAAATGTTCCGTGACCAAGGGATTTTGCGTCCTGATGAGTTTGTCCAGGTGATCGTCTATAATTATCTACGTAAAGAAGCTCAAGATTTAACAGACGTTGATGCTGAAGGCGTCGCGCACAAGAAGCCAGAAAGGAAGCATTATGAGCAAGAATTACTTGGCGTCCCCTGGTTAACAGAGGAAAAAATCAAAAGCTCTTCGCTTGCAGAGCTCAAAGGTTTAGCTGAGGAACATGAAGTAGTTGTTTTCGGTGACCCGAAGAAGGTGCAGCCGGCACCTCGCTTCGTGCGTAAGACGACATCAAGGACGAAGCAGGAGATCAAAGACTTTATTTATCGACTACAAAGCGACCTGACGCTTATGCGCTATGTAGAAGAAGGCATTTTGGCTCCCACGAAGTCGCCAAGTAGTGCCTGTTGTCGATGTGAGCTTCGAGAGCTTTGTAAGCTAGATGAGCAAGGACGGCTGGATATGGAAAAGTTACCAAATCTTTATAAAAGGCGGTGGTGATGGAACGCAGGTATATTTATATCGACTGGGATAATTTATCCCGAAGGTTTATTGAGGACACTTATTTTCCTTATTGTGTAGTACTTTTTTACGACTCTCCAAAGAATATCCTCGCAGAGGAGAATTTGTTTTGCTGGGTAGGCAAGGTTGGAGAAGACCAGTACTATATGAAATCCCAAGAAATGGTGGCTAAAGATATCGTTGCTTGGCTTCACCAGCGGGGATATGGAGTAGATGTTCAAGGTCCCGAATCAGAAGAAGTAAGAACAGTCATGACACAATACGAGGTGGTAATTTATGAGCGACCAGTTCCTTGATAGCTTAGAGACAGCAGAGTCTGTGAGCGAAAAGGTTAACATCTTGGTGTATGGTCCACCTGCTGTTGGTAAGACCTTTTTTGCGGGTAGCGGGGCTAATGATGGTAAGGGTGTTTTAATTTTATCTATTGAAAATGGACTGAACGCCATTAGCCGACCGGGCAATAAAACAAAAATCAAGCGGATAGAAACGTACCCTAAGCTTTTGGAAGCAGTGGAGTGGGTGCAGAAAAACCCTTACGTTTTCGATTGGGTTATTGTAGATTCGCTTTCTCGGGTGCAGTCAAAGCTTATTTGGCCGTGGATTGCCGAGAACCGCAAAGCGAATCGGGACAAACTTAATCGTGAGCTGCAAGAATACAATACTGCGTTTCTCCACACCGAAAAACTCATTGATGACCTTTGCTATAGTAAAGCAAATGTTATTTTCTTGGCGACGGATACATCTTTAAAAGAAGACTCTCGCATCATTTGCCCTGACATTGATGGTCGCAAGGGAAAAATGCCGGATTACCTTATGGGTCGCATGGATCTTGCGTTCTATGTTTCTATCGCACAAAATAATCAAGGTGAAATCATACGAAAGTTTGATAGTACACCCCATGAATTTATCCGCACCCAGGATAAGCTGGGGCTTTATCCTAAGCCTGTGGCAAATCTCACACTTGAACGACTCACAAATGACATGCAAGCTAAATATGGGGTAGACTAGAACAATGCTGAAATTCAACATTCCTAACAGCCGTCCTTCCTTGGAAGACCTCAAGAAGGCTCGGGAAAATACCGGTGGTTACAGTGGTCCCACCCCGCAACCTGGCAAATATGACACTCGTCTTGTCCAGTTGAATCTTACTGAATCTCGCTCAGGCAATTTGATGTTCAAGGCTCGGCTCGCTATTGAGGATTATGAAGCCCAAGGCGCATATAAAGGTTTTGTCTTTACCCATTATGTGGTGATTCCTTATAACCCATCTGCAAACGGGTTCTCTCTTCAGCTCAATAACCTTGATGACTTCATGAAAGCGATCAGCTTTGGTAAAGACAAAGCTGATGAATGCTATATCGCTTTAGAAAAGAACGATTATGTGGCCGGTGAAAACAGTGAAACCGATGGTCAGCTTTCCGAGTTTGCGGGAAATAAGATTGGCGATTTCATTAAAATTGTGGTTGTCTCTGGCCTTCAGGACGACACCCGAGACCCAGAAAAGCAATGGGCACGAGTGAAGTATATCGACGTGGCTGCAACCAAAGCGCTTCAAGACGGCAATCCGCCTGAAGAAGACGGATTTGCAGAGCTTGGAGATATGGAGTTGATGTAAGTTGGTAGAAGTTGACATTTATTCTCTGCCTCGCTGCACTCAATGCGAGAAAGCAAAGCGATTTATCAAGAATTATCAAGGGGAGCTGAAGGTTTCTGATCGAGGTTTTTTATCAAATCACCCAGATATCATTGCTTCAAAGCATATTCAGCAAGCCCCTTATATCTTTATCCGCCACTTAGCTAGCGGGAACACCTATGATCTTACGGGATTTGACCAAGCCAAGCTTGAATATGCCTTGTCAGACGGCGATGACCAAGCCTGGTAGTTTTGTAAGATAAACATAACAATGTTATAATAATGTTGTACTCACTAGCTGATCTTTCTTCCTTTCTGTTTTAGCTAGTGAGTTTTTTTATTGGAGTCAAAAATGGATTTTGTTTCACTGCATGGACACACCTCCTTTAGTTTCGGCGACGGTCACGGCTCACCAGACCAGCACGTTAAGCGAGTAAAAGAGCTAGGAATGTCGGCATTAGCAGTTACAGAGCACGGCAACGTTTCCAGCCATGTTCAGCTAGAGAAAGCATGCAAGAAGCACGGAATCAAACCTATTTTTGGCGTAGAAGCTTATGTGGCCCCACCTAATGAAAAACATAAATTTCACCAAACAATCCTTGCCATGAATCAGCAAGGCTATCGACAACTCAATGAGCTGGTTACTCGCTCTTATCATGAAGGCTTTTATTTCAAGCCAACGATGCATCCTGAGTGGCTGCTAGATGAAAAGCTTACCTCTGACCTTATTGTCCTTTCTGGTTGCGCTGACTCGTGGCTTTCATGCACTCTGACAGGCGGGAAGAGTATTACAGATGTTCCCCGCTTGGACAATTTAACTAATCCCTCAGAAGCGGATAAGCAGCTGTATCTCAGCCGCTATCCTCTTGGTGTTGAGCTAGCTAAGCGGTTTCAGGAGTGTTACGGCGACCGATATTATATTGAGCTTCAGCCCTTCTCTTTTTATATGCGCACACGGGTTTTAAACTCTATGAATGTTCGGATAGGAAAACAGCTAGATATCCCTCTGGTGGCCACAGCTGATGTTCACTATCCTTTTCCTGAAGATTGGGAGACTCAGGTTTACCTGAACGCTATCGCGTGGAATCAGACCCCTAGCAGTCTCACAGAGCGCCGAAATTACCAGCGGGATCCTCAAGCCTACCCGCGGTCTGAAAAAGAGCTATACGGTCGCTTAGTAGCTGCGGCTGTGCCAAGTGATGTAGCACGTGAAGCGATTACAATTACCCCGCAGATCACTGAGCGCTGCGACGTCACCTTGCCGAAGAATGACCCTATCCGGTTCCAAACAGGTTGGACGGTAGAACAAGCAGAAACCCGGCTCATCAAAGAGCTACAAGACGGCTTGCTTCGGCGAGTAAAACAATCAGATACTTTTACTACTCACTATAAAGAAAACAGGCAAGCCTATATTGACCGCATCAAAAAAGAGTTTGCAGTTATTAAAGCAAAAGGTTTCTGTGATTACTTCCTTATCAATCAAGATGTGATTGGTTGGGCTAAGAAGGAAGGGATTGTAGTTGGTCCAGCCCGCGGCTCAGCTGCTGGTTCATTGGTTTGTTATCTGCTTGGCATTACAGAAATTAATCCAATGGTATTTCCACAAATGCTGTTTGAACGCTTCCTTGACCCTGGACGCGAAGATGCGCCTGACATTGATACGGATTACGAAGACGCAAAACGAGACCAAGTTTTTGATTATGCGAGGTCTCGTTACGGGCAGGAAAACGTCGGCAATATCGGAAATTTCTCTCGCTATCGAGGGAAAATGGCTATTAAAGATGTGGCAAGAGTCACAGGTGTTCGCATTGATGTAGCAGATAAATATAATAGCTATATTGAGCAGCTGCCGTTTGGTGACCCTCGTGAATTTGAAACAGCGAAAATCGCTTCAGAGAATTTTGAAGAAGCTAAGGCAATCATTGATAGCCACCCAGGCTTAGAGAAGGCATTTGAGATTGAAGGCGATATGAAGACGCTCTCTATCCATGCCGCAGGGATGGTTTTAAGCAACAAACCAATTAAAGAGACATGTGCTTTATATCACTCAACCAAGTCTAGTGGGGTAGACACGGAGGTTATTGCTTTTGATAAACGTGACGCAGCTTACCTCAACCTTCTCAAACTTGACTGCCTAGGGCTTTCCACGCTCACACTTATCTCAAAAGCAATTGAGGGAGCCCCCGATTTCACCATCAATGACCTATACAGTCTTCCCCTTGATAACGTCACAGTGCTGAAATCCTTTGCCAATGATGACCTCAATGGAATCTTTCAGTTTGAAGGTCGGTCTACCCGCGCTATTGTAAATCAGCTATTCTGGGATCGTCCAGACGCTTATCCAGATATTAACCAATTAGCAGACATTAATGCTCTAAGCCGGCCTGGGGCATTATCTTCAGGTATGACAGCGGAATATATTCGCGTAGCGCGCGGTGCCGAGCCACGTAGCTACCACCCGGTTGTTGATAAAATCCTTGGCTCTACCAATGGGTGCTTGGTGTACCAAGAACAAGTGATGCAGATCGGTAAAGAATTTGGCGGGCTATCCGATCACGAGATTGGACGATTACGTAAGATCATTGGCTCTAAGCAGTCAGGCGGAGCTTTTGATGAGTTTAAGGCCAAGTTTTTATCTGGTGCAAAAGAGAATTGGGGAGCAGACGAAGCCCTCGCTTTAGAGATTTGGGACTACATGGCCGCGTCAGCGGGTTATCTTTTTAACGTGGCACATGCAGTAAGCTATGCGGTTATTGCTTACTGGTCAATGTATTTGAAGCGAAATTACCCAGCGAGTTTTTACGCTGGTGCGCTTATTATTGCCAGTCAAAAAGGCAAGGTAAAAGGGAAAGTCAATCCTGTCCGTCCTATCTTGCTTGACGCTAAGGCACACAACATTGATATCCTCCCACCTCATCCTGCTTATAGTGGCTACACTTGGACTGCCTCAGAGCGATCAGTGAGAGCCGGGTTCCTGCAACTTCCAAAGGTGGGTCCCAAGATTGCTAGCGCAATGCGGGATGCGCTAAATTCTAGTCCTGATGTTGCTTCTTGGGAGCGCTATATGTACGAAGTGAAAGGCTTTGGAAAGAAGACTGTAGAGGCTATTCATGCTTGGCTAGATGATAACGATGATCCTTTCGGCGTCGAGTTTGACGAAAATCTTTATCAAATTGTTACAGAAAAGATCAATAATTGGGAACTAGACCTACCAGCGCTCACACTTGATTCTAAAAACTTAAATGCTCAGCTCGGGAATCAGCTGGTCACAACAATTTTACGAGTCGAAGGCCTGAAACGAATCTTTGTGGATACAGATGGAATGGATTCACCCCATCTCAACCTCAAGGCGAAACTAACCTGTATTACTAGCAAAGGCAAGGAGGTTGCGGTAAACGTTTCTCGCTATCAGTATCGCTCTTTAGCAAGAGAGCTGAAACACTATAATGATGATAAAGAGTTTCTTGTCTGTGTGACAGGAACAACCAGTTTTGAATACGGATTAGCCATTCAAGGAAAGGATTTAACCTTTGTCCAACTCAATTAGGCATATTGAATTTGATTTCTCCAAAGAAGATCTTTGGGAGCTAATAAGGGACAATAAGTTGCGATTTAAGCCCCAAGAAGATGATTTTATTGCAGCAGTTGATCCGGGTGGAGTAACTGGAATCGCTGTTGCGTGTCTGAAAGACGAGCCGAAAGACTTTTCTGATATTTATTGGCTAGCGACATCGCAATATGATTTCCGAGAGTTTCAGACTACAGAAGATCTATTCACCGCAGAAGATGAATTTGTGCACCGATTTTTTGACTTCCTTGAAACCTGGCCTATTGCTGATGATTTTGATTACGGGTTTGTGCACATCATCGTTGAGGATTTTATTCTTCGCCAAGGCGGAATGGGGAGAGAGCTGCTTTCTCCGGTCAGAATTGCATCGAAGATTCAATATGCAGAAAAATTTCATGACCACGAGTATTACCCATGGACAGATCTTATGTATCAGTCTCCCAGCTCTATTAAAACTACCTGCACACCAGAAAGGATGAAAGCGTGGGGATTCCCAGAACTCAATCATTCACAGCGACACAGTTTCGATGCTTTGCGCCATATCGCCTTTCAGGTCCGCTCATTGATGGTGTAGAAAAACCAGGGGAAAAATTCTATCTTTGCAAGAAAGATATCTTTCAACTCTTAGGTGTTCCTCTTACCCCGCAGGATCAAAACAATCTCGTCCAGAGAGCACGAAGAAGAAAACCTCCCATACCCACCCATTATTGGTATTCCTCCCATCACCGAATGAGCTTGGAAGAATCCCTCGCTTTTCTTGAGAGAATCAAGGGATATCCTAAATTTCAAAACCTAGACTTTGGTTGGCAAAAAGAGCTGATAATCAACGCCTGTTGTGATTTAAAAGACACCTATCCGCTCAACGCTTTGTTGATTTATCTTGGTTTGTCTAGCTCATCAGGGATTCCTGGAAGCAAAAGGGATTTTTCTTCCCAGTATGCTAAAATGCCTTGTATACCTAAAAGCCTGACCCAGCGAATTTACCCCTGGATCAGAAGTACATATCTCGTAGATAAGGCTGTAGCAGATGAGATCAGCCTCCGGAAAGACAAAGGTGAAGAGCTTCACATGATAATTGCTAGTCTTGAGACTCCGCTTATGCTAAACTTGAGCTCAAGAAAAGGAGATATCAATGCTTAACACATTTGAGGTTCGTGACCAATACTTTACCGCTGGGTGGCCAGTAGTATTCCCAATTCCTGTGGGTAAAAAGTTTCCGCCACCAGGGGGCGTGACAGGAAAAGGTAATCAGCCAACCCATCAGGATGTCGAAAAAGTCTGGCAAAACAAACCTGCTAACTCCAATTTAGCGCTCCGTATGCGAAGCAACCACCCAGACTTTGACGTTATCGCCATTGATATTGACAACTACGGCGATAAAGTCGGCTTACAAACCATAAAAAAATTAGAACAAGAGCTTGGTGAAGAGTTCCCTTGGTACGCTCCGTTTAGTACTCGTCGTGACCCACAAATTGGTACTGGTCAATACTTCTTTAAGGTACCGAAAGGCTTAGAGTTCCACGGGCAATTAGGCCCAGATATTGATATTATTCAAGATAATCACCGCTATTCTATGGTGTACCCGTCCGTAGTAGATGGTGACCAATATCAGTGGTATTACATGGGTAACCCCGCTCCTATTCCTCGCTTAGAGAGCCTGCCTTGGCTCCCTGAACCTTGGCGAAACGTTGCCCTTAAAGGTGCCGCTCAGCCTGCAATTAGCACGGCAAAGGCTGTTACCAAAGGGGCACCTCGTGGGACAGAATACCGCGTAGCAATTAACTGGCTGCGCAACAACACATTCGGTTTTGGGGGTGACCAAAAATCCAGCCCTGAAATGCTAGCTCTTACCGGGCCTGATTTTGAAGAAGCCCTCACCGGTGGTGCACATGACGCCATGCTCAAAGCGGTGTACAAAGCGCTTCATCTAGCTATGGATGGTAAGGCAGGACTCAAGCTTGCCCTTATGGAAATCCGTGACGCTTTTATTGAAGAGGTTTGTTTTAATCGCTCAGAAGGCCGGCGAGATCGGGAAACGGCCGAAGAAGAGTTCAAGCGCGCCGTTGTGAACGAGGTTGACAAACTCTCATCCCAAAAAGCAGAAGGCGAAAAGTTCCTGGTAGATACGGTAAAGGAAAACCCCTATCGCCTTGGCGCAACCAGCGAAGCAATCCTTGAAGGCCGAGACATCATCCTGGAGAAAGGTATTGACGCTCGGAACTTCCAGAACACAGATCGTTTCGTTGCTGAAACATTCATTAACTTCTGGCAAGGGGATGTGTTGGCCACCCGGGATAAGGGAGGCCAAGAGTTCGTTGTTTGGAACCCTAAAACTCGTCGCTGTGAATGGAAAGCTCTAGAAGAGATGTACTTCTACCTCTACGTGGCCACTTCTGAGCGGCTACGGTACGAGGGGCATAAATTACTTCAAGAATCTATCTACAAACAGGAACACGAACCGAACACCAAGAAGAAGCGGGGGGAAGTCCGAGAATCAGAAGAGCTGCAAAAGCAGGCTCAAGTCATCTTTAAGATCGCTGATTCAATCGAATCAACCACCAGAGCAAGCCGAATCCTGAAACAAGTTCACGCTATTTCTAAAGCTCAAACAAAGATTCAAGAGTTTAATGCTAAATGGAACCTGTTGGGTTTGCCGGGGGGTAAGGTTCTTGATTTTGACAAGCTTCGGGATAACCCAGAAGAGGCTATCCGCTTAGCAACAATGCAGGACAAGCTTACGCTTACTACCGCGGTAGAGTACAAGCCTCAAGCTCAATCTGACGTGGTTGATAGCTGGATTACCCGGGTTGTTCCAGATATGAAGACTCGAAAGCTGCTGCAAAAGATCCTCGGCTACCAGCTGCTTGGTGGTAACCCAGAAAAGCTTTTTGTGGTGCTTGCTGGTCCCACCAACACCGGTAAAACAACGCTGGTTGAGGCTTGTGCAGCCGCTCTTGGTGAGTACGCAGGTATGTCTAATGCGCAGAAGATCCTTGGCTCAGATCGTGGCGGACCTTCACCTGAGCACATTACTGCTCTCAACTTCCGTATGCTTGGCTTCTCAGAGCTAGGCGAGGAGAACAATATTTCCTCCTCCGCTCTTAAGAGGCTCACCGGTAACGATACTCAACGGCACCGGAACCTGCACTCTAACGAGATGATCGAGGCACGTCCGGCCTATACCCCTATTGCTTCGCTCAACACTATTCCTACAATCCGGGGTGCTGACGACGCCTTAGCCAAGCGCATTATCGCTATCCCATTTGAGCAACAACTTCCATCCCGACAGGTTCCTTTTGAGGAAGATATTATCAAGAACCCTATCCATCAGGAAGCCTTGTTGGCTTGGATGGTTGAGGGCTTAAAGATGTATCTCACAGAGGGTCTTGACCGGGAAGATATGCCTGAAGAGATCAAGGCAACCACGAAAGAGTTTAACGCCGGCGTTGATTTGCTCAATGAATTTAAGGACGAAGAACTCGTCCAAGAGGAAGGTTTGGAAGTAGAAGAATCCGCTCTTTGGGATCACTACGAAAAGTGGTGTAAGAAGTACAATGTCGACGCTAAAGATTATGGCAATCTTCGTAATTTCCGAAAGCGGTTCCGTGCTTTAGGCTTTAAAATCTTGCGGACAAAGCGTGCTGGAATCAACCGGTATTTCTATCGAGGATTAGGAATCCAAGGACAGGATATTTCTGGTCCGGTGGTGCCGACAATAATGTCACGGTGATGAAATTCAGTGATGTAAAGACATAGGAAAACCCCGGAGAAATCCGGGGTTCAAGGGAGATTTTTTAGTCCTCCTTCTTCGCCTTGTTCTTCTTGATCGTCTCTCGTAGTGCTTCGACGGTTACCTTAGCGTCAGCTTTGGCGTCGACATCGGGATGCGAAGCCGGACTAGGCGCCTGAGGCTTCGGCGGTTCCGAGGTTACGACAGCTTCCTTCACCACGTCTGCAACCGGAGGCGTGAGGGTGTGGGTAATTTCGTTTGCAGTTGCCTGGGAGAGACCGTTCTTGGTGAGCCGTGCAGCAATGGAAGCACCGATAGCCGCAACAGCGGTGGTGATAAGCGCACGGAAGTCAAACGTGTCACTAGCCGGTACAGTGGCTGCCAAGGCAACCAGACCAGAGATAACACCGCCTGCTAGGGAGTTAATGGTGTTGGCATAGCGCCGATAGAACGGTTGGTTTTCGACGAACTCACCAATTGCATCACCGATGGTATTGTAAACCTCAGCATTATAATTCTTAGACAAGAGGGATTCCTAACTCTATCTTACGTTGACGAATAACCTTATCTGGGTCTTCGTCGAGGATCTTTAGTAGCTGACGAAGCATAGCCTCAATATGGAAGCTGCGCTCATCATTGAAAAGCATATAGCTACTTGCAGGGAAACTCACATTTGGATTTACCCTGGAGGTGTAACTTTCGCTCAAAGCAATATCTCCTAAAATATCGTCACTGGATGAAACTTTGTTGGCGGAATACGCATAACCTTTTGGCGGAATGAGGGTTGCTAACTGCTCATGACTGATCCAATACTCGTATGGCCAAAAACCAGAATCTGCAATCGCGTAGTGCTTCACGCCGTTGTCAATGGCATAACCCACCACAGCAATATAGTGGTAAATTTCACCACCACCATAGCTAGGGGTGGTGCTGCCACGAGTACCAATAGGATAGTTACTCGGTGGAGCAACGATATTGGCTATCGCTGCGTAGCCTGCGTCAATGGATCCGGTAATGTCTTCCCAAAGCTTCTGCTTCTGATTCCATGTGGGCGGATCATTTGGCATATCGCTAAAGGTATAGTTGCCACCCTGAATCAGGCTATTGAGTACCGGGATAAACTGACCGATGTAATCGGTCCCGTTAAACGTGGTGTTTAACCACGTTGCTAGCTCGCTCTCGGCGTAAAGGATCTTCGTTGCCGTCCAAACAACAGTTTGTGTCGAGGCCGGACCACAATAATAACCTGTGTCTTGAGGCAAATAGCCATGGTTATAGTCAAGAACTTTTTCTACATTTTTGGGCAAATATTCCTCCTCTGGCAACAAAGCGTCGCCGAAAATTAAAGCGTTATCGAACCGCATTTGGCGATCAGTAATCCCGTTGGTGCCACCATTTATCGCTTTTGTTGCAGCAATAAAGTTGTCGTAACGGTCAACGCCATTAAGGTTAGGATCGGCCGCACCATCTGCGTACTGGTTAAGCTTTGGCCTGGCCACCGTCCAGTACCAGACTGCACCTAAAAATCCGTATTCTTCACCCGAAAGCAGAGTGGGATTATCGACAAAGTAGGTGCTGGAAGGCACGTAGCCTTGGGCAAATGCCCATTGACTTAGGTTCTTGTAGTTTGCACGTCCAGTAATTTGGATTGGTCCACGTCCTTTGTAGCGAACCCCATCTCCTGGATACACATTGCCGAGGTCACCTCGCCACTCGTACTCTTCTCCTGAAGCGTATTCTTCCATCGCAGATAGTCCGACGGATTCGTGACCTAACTGAGCGCAAAACATTGCGGCTCTTGGTATCGTTGTGCAGCCGGCCTGAGCGAGAGCCTTGTTAAAAGCAGGCGTCAGCTTGCGGTATTCATCAACCGACATGGCCCAATTCATCACTCGGGCTAAAACTTCAGGCTGCAATTTTAAGGACGCCTCCTTAGACGTTTCTCATAATCTGAATTATCTTTCATAATTTTATCATTTTCATCACGAGTTGTCGAATTGTTTTGAGCAGCTACTTTTGGAGTAAGAAGTACAGCAGTAAGCGCATTGAGGTTGAGCCCCCCAAGCCAACTTCGATATTCATTTGATCGAACCCAAAGACGAACCGAATAACCAGGCTCAGGGATAACTATCGCCTCTACCAACTGCAAGGTAGCTGATACAGGTGCATGCATATGACAATCACGATGCTCTCGTTTTTCATCGCTCTTGTTATACACGGAGAGTTCAGCCCAGGTCATACGGTTATTGTTTGGAACACCAAAACCTGTTGATGGGGTGTCTGTAGTGGCCCTGGCCGAGACCAACCAAGTCCCCGCTTCCTCAAAAACCACTCTGCGATTTGTTGCGTCCAACCTTGCACCTTTTGAGGGACCGAACTGCTGATTAAAAGGAATAAGCCGCTCAAGCTGTTGTGAGATAGGAATTCCTGTTCCGAAAAAGTCTTGAACTAAACCAAGAAACCCGCTGTTTGCAAAAATATTTGTATCACTAAAAACAGAAATATAACCGTCAGGAAGTAAGTCAAACCGGTTCCGAATATCAGCATCAAGCGAGGATAATTGATTATTAAACCGCTCATTATTCGTCCGCATTTGCGCTTCAATATTTGGAATCGTTTCTGTCTCAACCTTGTGGATTTTTTGCCGATTCGCTGTAACATCTGCCCTGGTTGCATCAACTACTTTCGTTGTTTTATCAATATTATCATTTGCCTTAGTGACATTTGTCACAATCCCGCCGATAAGAGTATTAGAATCAGGCACTGCCTTTACAGTAAACGCGCCTGATTCAGCCTGCTTTTCAGCATCGGTGCGGGTATCCGGGGCAATGCCTCCTGGAGTGGTGATAATGAGATCATCAGTATTGAGCTGAGTAGGGGACTGTTGTGCATGCTCGGCTGGAGAATCCCAGGTATCATTATTCCAGTGTGGATGGTTTATAATCTTCGCCATCGTCTAATATCCCTTTCGTAATTTCTTCATCTAGATCATCTAGCATCTGCACCAATCTTTGCACCCGCGGATTCTCCTCAATCGCCGAAGCAGCAAGAGAGTTCCGCAGGACTCGAATGAGTTCAGAAGCAACCCGCTGCCAACGAACAAAATAGCGATTCGTTTCTTCCAGTTCTTCGCTTGCTTGTTTGAGCTGAACCAGCTCTTTTTCTAACGATTTATACGACTTGAAACCGGGCTTATTCACCTGAAATTTAATCCTCTGTCGGAGTACAGAAAGCAAAACTGTCAAAGCCAGTACTATACTGACTATCTGACCTGCTGTTGTTGAAGTATCTAGATGCCCGAAGTCAACCGGTATCACTGCACCCCCTCGAAAAACCACACTTGGGAAATTGTTACATGTAAAGCAGCGATGAACATTGCCAACAACCCAACTCCAAAAAAGAAGTTATAGGAAAGAAACATTCCGCCAACACACCATAGTAACCCAAAGACACCCCAAACACCAGCGCTAACTATGTGAGCTAGATTGACTTTCTGAAGAATCTTAGCCCGCCATGTGAGATAAGCAGCACAGACTGGGAAAATAATATCCCAAATATCAATGCCAAAGAAGGAAGGCATGATGACAGGTATCGGACGAGGGATCGAAGTAAGCCCAATATGTGGATGAGCAGTCAAAAACATCAATCCGAAGCCCAACATCATAAACGCCAAGATGTAAGAACAGCGTTGAAGCGCAGCAATAGTTGATTCTCCATGAAGGCCTTTTTGATTATCCAAGGACTACTACAGCTCCGTTCGATTTCCGAATCTTTAACTTATTATCATGAAAATACATCACGCAACCGTTCGCTGGGGGTTGCGGTTCAGCTACGGATTCAAAATAAACCGGAAGAGTAAACTTACCAGGCACCACTTCGGAACCCCCACCAAACAAGCTTTCGATGGTAACCCACCCACCACGGGTATAAAAGAAACCGGTTTTGGTTGGTTTATTAATTGCAAAGTAGCCATTGACTTCTTGATTTAGCGCCTTAAGCTGACGCGCCTGGGCTCGCAACTTCTCCATCGCTTGGAGGTCGGTAGGCTCATCAATAACGATGTCGGGACGAAGCGGCTTACCAGCCGGACCAGGGGGTCCCTGGTCACCCTTGGGACCAGTAGGAAGCGGAATATTAAGCTGATTATCTTCCATCAAAAGCGCCATGCGGCCTGTCTTCAAGAAGTCTAAAGCATCGGCCTCGGTGGTAAACTCTAGCCGCGCCACTAAATCACGAACAGTTGCCAAAATAATTCTCCTTAATCTGAGTTGAAAGCGGACTCGATTGCTCGGGTGAAGCGGGCATTAGCACGAGACTGAATGGCCCAGGGTTCTTCAGGACGATCTGTTTCACCCAATTTAATTTCAAAGCGAACCCCATTTGAACGATTAGAACTTAAGGTGATCTGTTTTACTCGCTCTGGAAATATCTTTCCGTCCGGGGACTCCCAAGCAACGGGATCAAGTACATCAAAGTCTTCAAAAATACGGAAAGGTAAAAAGCTAGCAGAATCCCCGGTAAAGTTCGCTGTCTTGTAACCCATTGCTGAATAGCGCTGCATACGCAGTGCTTGGGCTGCATTTGCACTATATGCGGTTGAGCCCTTTCCGCCGTAGTCCTCAAAGAGTGCGAAGTCGCCAAGGAACTTCCGGTGCTCTTTGTCCTCTGCGCGCTGGTAAGCAAAAAAAATATCGTCCAACTTCCCGGTCAACCAGCTTAGAAATAAATCAAATGCCACACCGATAAGCTTTAACGCCTGTTGAATTAAGGTACGAACAATGAGCTTGATTCCCTGGTTTAAGAACTCGTTTGACTTACCACCCGTGATAGAGCTAGTGCTTGTTGGTGCATAAGCACTGATTTCAAATTGAGACCAATGCTGCTCACTATTGCGGAAAATTGGCCAAGTAACGTTGTACCGCCTACCATCTGTGCCAAAAAAGGATTTAAGGAAATCCGTGTTTTCTGTCGCGTCAAGGCTAGGTGGCATGTCGTACCGTCCAAACAGCCCGCGCAAATAAACTCTCGCTGTTTCGGTGAGGTTAGACCAAAAGTCACGATAGGTTGGATCCGTTCGAGACCGGTCTTTATCAATGAAATCAATGACCACGCAAGGGCGACTCAAAAACAATCCGGGCGGGGAAATATCTCGTCCAGGAACGAAAAAGTAAACATTGGGGAGGATATTATAATCTTTACAACATTCAGCACTAAGCTCTGCTAATGTATCCATTTGCGCCACAAGGGTAGTAAGTGGCGCAGTATCCGCTGTCTTTTTTGTTGGCACTACAACAACTGGATGCATAAAATCTTGAAGATTACGCCAATTGGCTTCATTTTCTTGATACTCATGAGCAGCAATTGCCTGGTCAAGATCAAAAATTAATCGCTTAGAGGGGACCTGCAAACGGAAAGCAGCCTTAATACAGTATTGTTTTATTAGCCAAATAGCCGGGCCTGAAGCCATATCTCGCTTAGGCACTTGAGATTTTAAAGCCATAAAAGGACTTGGCCACGCAAGCATGTATTTAAGCCAGATTTTGTCGTGGTCGCACTCTACTTTGAGTTCTGATTGCGGGCCAGAGCCTGACCAACCTACGCGAGAAACCCGACCTGTCCATGTCTTAATAATATAGCCGGCTCGGGAAACAATAAAGTGCACCAAGCAAACCTGAATATTGGTGCGAAGAAAGTGTTTAGCCCAAGAACTTGTACCCGCCAAAGTAAAGCTGCTTGCGTCGGTTGCGTCAACCTCTGAGGTCCAAGTCACATCCGCTTCTACATAATCTTCGACGTTACCAAGCCACCGTCCTTGTCCGTCCCGAATTTCAATCGTAAGCTTGTATTCGTCTTCTCGCTCTTTGGCTGGGCGGTAAAATTCAGGAAGTTCCTCGAACCGTTCAGTTTCTCGCCAAGGCTCAGAGCCATAGTTAATAGGCAGTCCACCACGGGCTTGCCCTGGCTGAAGATTTAAATAGCGATTATAATCTATGTCCACGAAATATACTCCGGTGTAAAGCTGAGGTAGGGCCACTTACTCTTCGGCCGGTCATTGCCAACCTCATTAAGGTTACGAATTGTCACTTTGTTAATGGTTTGCGGCTCAAGACAGTATAAAGGACGATTGCCAACCATAGACGGCCAGAGATTTTCAATCCGTCCGTTTTTTCGCTTGCAGGTAAAAGATAACGCTTTCTGGTCATAGTCAAGTTTTGCCACGTCTCCATCCGCTAGATTTGGAGTTCGGAAGGTTGGTTGTTCATAACCTAAGGACAGTTCCCATTGTCCAAAACCAGGGAGGAATATTTCTGGGAAAACCTGGGGTGCTGTCGAAGGGTTGTAAAAGTGAGCCTTGTATACCCCACCCCCTTTTGGTTTCAAAACCTTCTTCTCTCGGAAACCATAGAAGTAAGGACTGTCCGAAGTCCACCCCCATTCTAGGGTAGTGACCCCTCGAAGTCCTGGGTCTTTGTCATAAGTTGCCGAACCTGCGTTTTCCGCTGCATAAGCGGAAAGATAACGATGCTCACCGGTGTTGGTAAAAAACCACAGCCGACCAGGCGCACCTTCAGGATGGTTCAAGAACCAGCGATCCTTCGCTCGGCGCATCTCTTCTACGGAGTCGCCAAAAATATTGACGCTGCACTTTAGGCTGCGACGAGTGGCCACCGAAGAAACAAAGCGAGAGCCTGGGGTGTTGGCGTCAGTATCATAACGAAACTCCCTTGTGGGAAATTCTAATCCATCAATGCCATTTGCCAGTTCAACCCCTAGATTACGATGGTTGAATTTATCCCCAGAGATAAAGAACTTATCTCCGTTTATCCACTCTGTACCATCCCACCTCGGCGGACCCTGGTACACAATGATTACCGGAAGAAGATTCCTATGTGTCAACCTTTATCCTATCGAACTCGTACTACAGAACGGCGCTGCTTAGAGTGAAGATAGTCCAGCTCTTGGCGAAGTTCTGCCTTGCTAATACCCGTATTAATAGTGCCAACCAGCGGAGCTTCCCGACCGGCCTTCCAGCTACCAGAAAGCGCAACCTCTAGGCTGGAAGCTATCGCACCAGGAATAAAGCTCTCTAAATCAGATTCGAGCTGCTTATTATTCTTCTCTGCAATCACAGCTGAATTGTGAGCTAGACCACTTGGGTCACCTGCTGCGGCTGCCTGCCATGCCGGGATTGCCGCCTGTACATCATTGTTAGTATCTACAACAATATTATACATCTCAACAAGCGCATTAGCTAAACCACCAAGTCCGACTGATTCACCAACCTTTTGAACAGTGGCTTTCCCAATTTTTTCCTCACGGGTTTCCTCATGAGCATAGGGATTGTTGCCGTCAGCTGATAAGACCTTGTAGCCGTAGTAATATTCGCCGGTCTCTTTTAGCTTGTTGATCCGTTCGTCTTCTTCTTTTTCTTCCTTCTCTCGCTTCTTATCCTCAGCTTCTTCCTGCTTCTTGATCTGCTCATCTTCGGCCTTCCACTTGGCCTTGAGAGCATCGTTCTCAGCCTTGTGCTCAGCAGAAATCGCCTCGTTTTCAGCCTTGTGCTGTGCCGAAATAGCGTCGTTCTCGGCTTCGCGCTGCTCGCGGAGTGCGTCGTTTTCGGCGTCAGTCTTTTCCTCTAACGCCTTCTTCTCATCATCAGTGAGCTTCTTCCGGTCACCCTGAAGCTGTTTGCGTTCCTCACGCCGCTGGTTACGTCGCTCTTTAGACTCTTGACGACGTTCAGCCGCGCGTTCTTTACGCTCTTCTTTACGCTGCTCAGAACGGGCTTCGCGTTCTTTCTTACGCTGCTCTTGAATCCCTTCCCGAATCTTCTTACGCTCTTCAGCCCGTGCCTCGCGCTCTTTCTTCCGCTGTTCTTTACGGGCCTCCCGCTCTTTTTGCTTCTTCTCGTCCTGCTCTTTATCAAGCTTCTTCTTAGCTTCTTCTTCCGCCTTGAGATAAGCCTGAGGATCATAGTTGGCGATGCGGACAGCCTCGTCAGCCTTCTTCCAATGCCGTTCAGCCTTTTCTACTTCCTTCTTATCCTGCTTCTTGAGCTTTTCAAGATCGACAGGATCAAGCTTGACTTTCTTTTCAGCATGGTTCCGGTAGTCAACGAGGATCTTGTCAGATTGCGCATCAATCCACTTATCACGATCTCGGTCAAGGTCGCTACGTAGGCCTTTAAGCTCTTTAACCAGAAGCTTGAAATTGCTGTCAAAATCAAACGGCTTCTTCTTAGCTTCATCAATATATGAAGGAAGCATACGATAGACAAGAATATCAAAAGCCCGAGTTTGAGCAGGCGATAGAACCCGCTCAGGTTCAAGCGTGTACTTCGGCATGTAGCCAACACCGACAGCATGCCCGCCTTTATCGTAGCCGCCTTTGCCCCGCCCCCAACGAGTGGTGAGGTCATCCCCGTAACGGGCCTTATAGTATCGCAGAGCTGCAACCATGTTGGCCATTGGATCTCGGCGATCGTTAGGAAGCGACGGATCTCGATAGGCTTCAAAAGTAGAGGGGATAATTTGCAAAAGACCAACACCAGCTGCATCACCTGTTCCGTTCACATCCACGATGCGCTGGGCAGTCCCAGCGTCACCACTTGATTCATCCATGATCTGTTCAAGCATCGCTTGTACCTGTCGCGGGTCATCTGCATTAAATCCGACGCGACGCATTGCTGCCTTAGCCATCTCACGCCAAGACTCAGCATTCCCCGCGACACCAGCGGAGCCACCAAAAGCTTTCGCTTTATCTAAAGCAAAATCTTTTACCCCGGATAGCATCTTCATGGCGAGGCCGGCTTGCAAGTCCTTCCAGCCGTTACCACCAAGTTTTTCCTTGATAAGATTCTCTAGCGGATCAAGAATAGCGGTAATTGCATGCATCACCTGCTGAAGTACAAGGTTGACGAACCCACCACCTCCCCGGCCACCGGAGACAAACTCACCCAAGAACTCTTTGAGTGTATAAGTGTGGTTGAACATTCCGTTGTCGGAACCGATAGCTAGTCCACCAATTTGCACGCCGTTGCTGCCGCCGGATTCAATGTTTACGCCATCAATGGTGCCTGCCATGTGTCCATTTGTGCCGCCGCCTTGGCCAGAAAGTACACCAATGGTGACGCGACCACTGAGACCTGGCACATAACCAAAGCTTTCAAAGTTAGATTCGGTATTGAAAATCCGTCCGCCGCGGAGGTCTCCGCCATTGAGGAACTGGGTGATACCAGACCAAATGCCGGAACAGTCCCAGCTAGGATTGCCGGTACCACCGTACTGGTACGGCTTGCCATGCTCAGGCTTGAGCTCACGGAACAGCTCAGCAATTCGCTTATCAAGGTCAATGGTGCCACCCTTCTTGTAGGCTGCACCTTGCCCCAGCATCCGCCGGACAGCACCAACCCCGCCTTCTCGTGCGGTCTTATTCATCGCCTCGACAGCAGCGGGTCCGCCGACAGCTTGTGTCCATTCCGGGCGCATAATGGCCTCGCCACCAGAGAGATACAACCAGCCAAGATACGGATTATAATATTTGTGAACATCTGTGCCAGGTGTATAACCAGGAAGCACGCCGCCTGAGGCATACTTAGAAGCATAGCTGAACTTCTCAAGCTTTTTATCGTCCATGCCAAGGAATCCAGCGACTTTATTCCAAAGCGCGACAATCCCGTCGTTATAAACGGTATTGACTAAGAACTCCACAGGATCCGAGAAAATCTTCTTTAAGCCGTTCCAAATGCCCTTAATCATGTCAACCGCTTTACGGAAAACATTCTCAAGACCTTCTACAGGCTTGGTGATAAGGTTGTCGATCACCCATGAAATAAATTCACCAACGCCCTTCATTACGGCTTTCCAAATGTCAACCATAGGGATAATGACGTTGTTGACAAGCCATCCAAAGATCCCGCCAAGAACTTTGCAGGCACCAGCGATAAGTTCAAGAGCTGGGGCAATAATGGTTTTCACCGCAAACTCAATCACTGAGCTAATCACTGGCCAAACTGCCTGAATAAATCCCACAAAGGCTTTGATGACCGGGGTTACAAAGTCAACAATTGCTTTAGCAATTGCCACAATGGTATCAATAAGTGGTGGGATAAGTGGCTTCAACCAGTTAATAGCATCAACCAGCATCCGTCCAAGAAGATCAATTACTTCCTTGATTGGATCAACAAGTGGGATACAAGCAGCGAGTAACCGTCCGAACCCATCCGAAATCATCGGGATTACAGGGGCTAAAGCATCTAGTACCTTGAGAATTGCATCGCCTAATACCTGGGCTAATGGCTCAAGAGATTGTACTAGTTGAGCAATGACACTATCATGCCCGGTAAATAGTGGTGCGATAACCTCAAGAGCTTTCGCTGCAATCTGCCCTAATAGATCCATTACTGTTTGAACCACAGGCATAAGCTGCGAAATTAGGTTAATAGAGGAAGTGATAATTGGCTCAAGGGCAATAAAGATTGCTGATAAGCCTTGCCCCACAGATTCAAGAACTGGCTTGAGAGCTTCCATGGCAGGTCCCAGCGCGTTCATGATTGGAGTCAGCGCCTGACCTAAACCTTGGACAGCGATAGAAAGACCTGAAACAATTCCTTCAATAAGCGGAGCAAGTGCTGCACCAAGCCCTTGTAGTGCAGGGCCTAAAGCTGCAAATGCATCGCCAAGCATTTGTCCAATGCGTGGAGCAATATCCATGAGTGGCTGTAGGCCAGAAGCTAGAGCATCTAACGCAACCTTGATCCCAGGGATAGCTGCTGCTGCTACCTGTGCTAAAGCAGAGCCAATAGAGGTTGCAATAGTCAGGATCGGCTCAATGAGAGTAGCAAGTTCACGCGCTGCATTGCTTGCTTGTTGGAAGAATCCAACAAGCGCTTGGAAACCAGGGGTACCCTCCGCCGTCAAGTCTTTGAGCTTCTGCGCTCCTTCAGCTAGGCCAGCAAGCATACCTCCGCCACCTTCGCTGGAGGCTTTAAGAATATTACCAATAACCCCGAATATCCCACCGAAAATATCTTTCAGCAGGGAAGCATTCTTCTGTGCGCTCTGGATGATAGAGTCAAACTTTGACATCCCTGTTGAAGGGTCAATTTGCTTCAGTCCTTCAGCCCAGTCACGGAACCGCTGGGAAAGATCGGCAAAGTAAGTACCGATACCGCCAAGATACTTCGCGGATTGTTCACCAAGAGACCCAAGAGCTGCAATAACGTTAGCCAACACTGGCTGCATATTATTCGCCATCTCGGTAGCGCCTTGCATGATCGTCTGCAATCCGGTTCGCGCTTGATCGGTTTGCAGTTCAGCAAAAGCCCCCTTGAATGCACCATTCCAAGCTGTTGCAATACCCTTAAGACCCTCACCAAACGTCGGCAAAAGATTCTGTAAGGTCTTCCCCATCTCGGGGCCTAGATCCTGCAAGAGGTTTTCTTGCGTAGCCTTCTTGATATCGTCCCACATCGGCTTGAACTCACGAAGGGAGCGAGCAACACCTTGGACGGAAGGAGAAAGCTTCTCAATAGCCTTCTCAAACTCTTCAGGGCTTTCAGCCGAGAAGGCCGCCTTCACGCCTTCTTTCACGCCATCTAAACCAATCTTGAGCGCAGCAAAGCTAATGCCAGCGGCCATAAGTAACCCTGGGGCAATGAGGGCCGCGCCACCAGCAACAGAAATCAGGGCGTTTGCTAGGGACATCACCATACCAATTGCAGCTTGCCCTGCCATAGCGCCTAGTCCAGCGCCTACCGCCATAAGAGCAGGCATAATGGCTTGGAACAAAATACCGCCAATCTTAGCGAACATCCCCACAGCCATTCGTGCAAAACCTGCAACATACTGCCCTAACCGAGCAAAGCCCCGCTTTAAAATACCAAACACGGCTTTTGATTTGGCGGCCCAGCGTCCAAAAGCTCCAATCAGTGGTGCCGTAAAACGCTTAGCCGTAGCAATTAGAGAACTGAACAGCCCTCGGATTTTTCCGAAAACAGCTCGGAAAGGACGGAGGATAAAACTGCCTATCCGTCCAAAGAACGCAAAGAAGCGGGCTAGTTTAGCCCGAGCAGACCGCACAAACGTCGTTACGTGCTGTCCGAGGGCGGTAAACATGCGACCTAGCGCCGGAAGGTGCCTGAATGCTTCTAAGGACAGGAGAGCAAAAACTCCTGCAATTTTCGATGCCATCGGAGCAAGGGCACGAGGTAGACCTTGAATAAGGGGATTGGCAACCAATGAAGCAAACCAGTTGGAAAGACGACTTAACCCCTTGTATGCATCAAAAAATGCAGCTTCTAAAACTTGCCCAAGCAACGGGCCTATATTTGAGAGACCACTTTTTACAAAACCTAAAACAGTTTTCCCTACTCCAGATAGCTTATTGAGTGCAACACGGGCTTTAAAGACCGCTGTGTGAAAGCTGGTGACTATTGCATTGCCAAGGCTTACAAAAGCATCCAGCATAAATTTCGCTTCACGCTTAGAGACGTGAACCAGATTTGCCCCAAACTGCTTCGTCGCAAGGCTGAGTTTATTAAATGCGTGGTAAATTGTATTAAGTTGAGGGAAAGTGGTTCGCCGAAGTGTGTGGAAAGCCGCTTTTGCAGCACCGGAAAACTTCTGGAATTTCGCTTTGAGCTTGTCTAGATCTTTCCCAGCCGATGCAGCCCCTCGTTTAAGGCCTTGCCAAAATTCCTCTAGGGTCTCAGTCTTCTCTATAAACTTGCCGAATTTCTCAAACGGCTCTTTCATCTTCCGACCGACCTTGACAATCATATTGACGTAAGGGTCATAGATCTGTCGGATACCCGCCTCCCATTGGGAGGACATCACGCTCAGGAGTTTTGGAACAAAGTTCAGAGAGTTCCATTCTGTCTCAAACTTTTTAATATCTGGAACAGGAAGCGGGACGTCTGGGGCCTGAATAATAGGCTGCTTCGGAATAACAACTGGCCTCTGAACCTCTCGCTGTGGCATAACCTCTTCAGGACGGGGAATGTGGTCAACATCTGTCTTCACTGTCCATTTGAGATCGACATTATCGTACTCTTGTTTGAGTTGCCGAAGTTCTAACTCGGCTTGCTTTTTGTGGACAAACACATCAAAATCAAGCCGATCATTTTCTTCTTTAAGATTTTCCAGCTGTTCATTGACATGCTCTAGAGCAGATTTTTCCAGCTCTACCTTGATCTCAATAGATTCATCAGATAATTCTTCGCGGAAGCGCTGGAGGTCTCGTTTAAACTCTTGTTGACCCATAAGCAGCAGGTCAACCTCGATAATTTCCCCATCAAGATCAGCTATTTCTTGTTTAATGAGGTCAAGGTCAACGGTGAAGTCATTTTCCTCAAGCTTTAATGGGACGGCAATCTCGCTAACATCCTTACGAGCTTTAGCAAGAATTGCACGAAGCTTAGTGTGAAATTCGTCTGCGTTCGGGAAGATCCGAATCGCGCCTTCACCAATTGGGATTGCTGCCATGAGTCAAATAGAAAACTTTCTTAGGTTAGATTAATAATAGTTATATTCTATCAGAAACCTAACTCTCGCTCAATAGAGCGCTTTTCTTCTTCCTCGAATTGTTCTAGCCGCTTATCCAGCAGCTTTTCAAACATTGGCTTCGGTCTTGGGGTCGGCTTGAAATCCATAGAAGCCTTAGAATCAACCAACCCGATTAAAGTTTTCCTTAAAAGGGTTAAATTATCATTGACCTGAGCTAACAGCTCCGAGTCGAGGGAAAATCCCTCCGCCGAAATATTCTGAGACTCTTCTATATCAGTAGAGATATTTGTAACAGAGGGCTTTCTGGACTCGTATATTTGCCGAAGCTCAATTTCGCTTAACGCTTCTAGGCGCTCTAAGGCAAGATCTTTGTCGTTTGCGATTGCCGCTTTCGTTTTTGAGTGCGGCGGTAGGCTTGCCATATAAGACAAAAAGAATTTATAAGACAACCCAGGACGCAGACTATCACACAGGTCCATGTGATAAATGGTACGGAAATCATAAAGTAATTCATCTCCGTAACGATCAACCAGAGTTTTTACTGTTCGGTATCTTTTGGGTCTTCGACGGAAAGGCCCCAGCCTTGATAGATCTTCTCAAGAACCTTACTGATAGTCTCAACGCCTTGTCCATGAAGACCCCGCTTAAACTTTCGAGCCAGAACCGGATCCTCACTGCAAATCACATCAATGATTTGATCGAAGCTGGAACGTTCGGCTAACTCAAAGATTCGGGTAAGGCCAATGCCGTCAGGGCAAGGAACCTTAAGAGTTGTTGTACCTACCTGCTGACCTGCTGCATTGATGACCGGCCAGTTATTGATTACTGCTGTCTTGCGTTCAATCTCTAGAGGCTTTGTTTCTTTGACGATATCGTCGAAATTAATCCCTGACATTTAAGTAACATCCTTTCCTACGTAAGTCCCACTAAAGAACCATTGATTACCTTTTGATGTGGCATTATTAAATTTGTATAAAACAACTTTGCCGTCCTGCTGTATGCGGACCGAAATTCCGAAGGTCTGTATTCCTTTCCCTGGTTCATCATAGAGTGCTACAGGAATGAAGGGGGCACCAAAGCGGGGGAGAGCCCAATCTGGCAAAGTCTTTTTAGCAAGCTCTTGTTCTATGTTGTTAAAATTGTTTGATGCACAGTCAACAGCAACAATTTGCCCGATCCGGTTAAATTGAATCTCTCCGATCCAAAAAGTATCTGTATAATGCTGATTAATCAACCTTTTTACTGACCGAACAGAGGTTACCGCATTAGGTACTTCAAGACTGAGATTCTGAGGGACCTCTATTTGCCCCCCTGTGACCCGTTGCACTAGGTTCCCCTCATTCATACTCACGAAATACCCAACGGGACCTGTCAACTTATGGGTTATCCGAGCATCAATATGAGGGGTGATGTCCGTTTTATTAAAATAGTTTTGCTTTAGATAACCAAGATTTACAACGTCATTATCTACCGCCGGAGGAATAAGTACTTTAAACCCACCGCCGGTTGAGCGTCGAGGAATCCAAGCTCCACCACGAGGCTGATTGCCGTTAGGCTCAATAACGTCAGCTATTGCTTTTAACTTTTCGCCTGTTTGGGGAAGTGTTTTATATCCCTCTGGTCCCTGCTGTAAGTTTCGCTCGGCGAGAGCATTAATTTCGCCGAGAGCAGAAGTTTTAGTAGTTGTAATTTCGCCTTGAGCAGCATTTTTCTGAGTTCCAATTTCGGTTTTTGCTTGAGCAAGAAGATCTCTCGCTGTTTGAATATCTGTATTCTTGGCGGAAACAGTATTCAAAAACGCCTTGACCTGTCGGTCATATTCAGCCAGTTGAGTATTCAGCTTGTCAAACTCTGGCTTATACTGACTTGCCTGAACCAAGATTGGGCGATTCTGATTCCAAAACTCAATGGTTTCAGCAAAAGTTCGTGCATATTGATCTAGCTTCACAATTGCCTCAGAAAGCTTATCGCTCTCTGAACTCTGCGACGCTTTGATTGCTGCAAGCTCATCTCGAAGAGCGGAAATGCCCTGATAAGTCTGCAGAATACTTAAAAGGTCCCGCTTGTCTGAAATAACTTCGGACACATCGGCGCGGAAATCCGATAGTGACCAACCGTCTTGAGGCTTTTGTTTAGCCTCAAGTGCGGCTAAGCGTTTTTCTATAGACAAGCGAAACCTTTCTGTTTTAGAAACCTAATATTAGGATTCTACTTCAAAACCCATAAGCGGCGCAAGTTCCTTCCAGCCAAGACCACCATAAACGAAGCGGAGGGAATAATCCAGCTCGTCATCACGGCTAGCCTCAAGAGTGACACCGTACTTCACTTCCTTCTCAGCAGAGAAGGCGAGTTCGTCAGGGTCGGACACCTTGGTCTTCGGAGCATCAAAGATCATAAAAATGGGCTTTGCCTCGGTGCCATCACGGAAAATAAACAGCGCACGACGATAAACCGTCTCAGGAAGATTCGGCTTGATAATCTGAGTCTGCGTATTCTTCTTGACCTTGACATCAGTAAGGTCAATTCCGTAGTACATGGCAAGAGTAATCTTCTTGGTCTCCTGCATCTCGAACTTCGCAGACATCGTATCCTTGGTGATGTCAGAACGAGTGGGTTCAGCTGCGCCGTAGCTTTCTACCTCGCTCTTGTCGGTAGAGCGGGTAAAGGACACACCGGCGTCCTTAGAAGTCCAGCCAACAGATTCATAGCCTAGCTTAGCTAGGTTAATAATCTTACCCTCGTCGGTGAAGATGGTCTCCGGGACCTGCACGGTCATCGGGGCCACCAGGACAATACAGGTAAGACCCTTGCGGATCAGATTACCCTTGGCGTTCTGGAGATCGCTAAAGGTTTCAATAGCTTCTAGGACAGCGGAAGCATTGACCACCGTGAAGTTCTGACCCGAGTCCTTACCGGTCGTAGCTGTATCATCCACCGTAAGGGTCGTAGCCGTAACCTCAATAGTGAACGGACCACCAGAAGCCCCGGTCACCTTAGCCGAAGACTCACCAGAGAGCTTACGCACCTCAGCCTGGATCTTCGCAGCGGTAAGCGGGTGAGCGATTTCACCAGTGGTGGTGCCGCCAACCACCAGCTTAATAGAGCCGGCGAGGGTGCCGGTCGGAAGAGTTAACGTAAACTTAGTCAACTACTTTCTCCTATCATATCCATTTCACGCGAGCGTGAATCTCAAAACTTTTATCTAATTCGATTTCATCATCTAGCAGGGGATCTTCTCGGTCGGGGCCGGTAAGCACCACTGCAAAATCCACCAAAAAACCCGCTAACTCGGTGCCTGGTGAGGCAAGAATCCGCTTCGTTGCTTCATCACACAAAGCTTGTGCGCGCTTGAAATCCTTGGCGAAAAATTTAATTTGTAGCCCCATGATGTCGGTGTACGAATCCGAGAGATAACCAAGCCGACGGCGGATTAAGATGTAATCAAAATCTTTCATCCGATAGGTTTTGCCACTTCCTGTCATCTCTTCGTACCGATCTAGCACGTGAGCACGCGATCCACCGATCTGTCCTTCACCGACAAGATCGTGCAGTAGCTCATACATCATGGCTTCAAGGTCTGGCAATATATAGTTATCCACGAGTACCTGCCGACTGAATCGCTTTTGTGATTGCTAGGCGTCGCTTTTCCAGCTGGGTGACAGCCGGGATAAACCGCTCTGGCACGGTTGAGTAAATCTCGTAAGTCTGACGATCGTGCTTCGCGCCGCTTGGCACACGACGGCGAACTCGAATCGTATCCTTGAGGTGATACCGTCCAGGATGGTCATCACTGGTACCGATGTTGTACTTCAGTGCCTGGGAAACCATCTCTGCTTTAGCACGAAGAACGCGATTGAGAGGTTTGCTTCGCAAAAGCACTTTTCGCATCCCCCAATAATCAGAGAAGTATAAAATGCCTTTCCGCTGACCAGACGCTTGTTTACGAAGACGATTTTGATTAAACACATTCGCCTTCTTAGTCTTGTCGAAAGCAGGTATCCTAGCCAACGGTTCGATCCACCCGCTTCCCATTCATCCGAGCAATCATGACTTCTTTCCCTGCGGTCATACCAGACCACGGGGAAACCCAATCCATGTCACCTTGGCCTTCAACAATGTAGACTTGTTTTTTCCCAGAATTATCCGTGAAAACCACATAGTCGTCGGTGACGACATCCTCTTCAATACCGCAGTAAAGAGACTTGCCTGTATAAGTTGTTTTGTTATAAAAAGGACTTGCGTCTTTGACCTGGGTAAGACGAGGACAAACTATTGCTTGATGAATTACATGGCTCTTGACCAATCCTACTAATGCAGCAGGCATGGACTCCTCAAGATCGTCCTTCGGAGGGGTGTTTACAGAAAACTGATTCTTACGCTTACGCCAGATTTCTACATCACCTGTATAATCCGCCGTGCGGGTCAGTGCATCTAAAATCCGTACCACCGCCTCGGCTGAGCCTTAGGCCACTTATCCATCAAATTGGTTGTAAACATCAGACCTGAGGTATCAGTCTTCACCGACCGAACAGTATTGGTATCAGGTGCAAGAATTGCCTCAAGGGCCGTGAGATCCCTTGCTAGAAACAAGTTCTTGAAAGAATCTTCCGAATCAAACTTGCTATAAGCAAAGGGGCCGATAGTTTCAGCTGAGAAACCATCTGGATTATTCACCCGCTTTCGTACTGCCTCGGCGACCATGGCGGTTACGAAAACCCGCAACGGGGAGTTCTCGCCATCTGTATCCCAACGGCCCTTGAGCGTGGGATACCAACCACACAGCCGGGCCGAAATGTTCTCGGCATAGGCTGTGACGAGTTTGGTCCGCTGCTCAGACGAAGGGCCCTTCAAGAAAGGCTCTACGTCATTAGCAGTTACGAAGCTGAAACCCAATTACTCACTTTCCTTAAATAGCTCTGGACGAACAGACTTGATGTACTCGACAATTTCGTCACGAGACAAAGACTTATCTACTTCCACACCGATCTTCTCAGCAAACTTCCGCCATGTGGCTAAGGCTGCTTTAGGGCGAGGAGGGGTAGGCAAATCTTCTTCGGAAGTTTCCTCTTCAGAATCTTGGTCCGGTTCGGATTCGGAAACGGTCTCGGAAGGTGCTTCCTCGCTCTCTGGAGTTGAAGGTTGCGGATCTTCAGCATGAGCTTCAGGCTCTACCTGCGACTCTTCCTCCTTAGGTGTTGAAGACTCTTCAGGAGAAGATTCTGGCTGAACCTCTTCAGAATGAGAATCAAGTTCCTTAGGAGTCTCCTGCGGATTCTCTACCTCAGATTTTGGCTCAGACGAAGGCTCTCCTTGAGGATTATCTTTATGTTCCTCAGCTTCCTTAGCCTTCATTTCTGCCTCCAGTTCATCATTGCTTGGAATGTGAACAGGGGGCTGCTCAGGAGCAGGCTCTGAATCCTCAGGGGGGATTTCACCAGGCTTTGGTTGATGACTCAGATCAGGCTCCGCCACCTGCGGAATATCACTTAGACGCGGTGGAACGTACCATAAATCCTTCTGATACTGCTCCATGATCTCATCCTCGGTCTTCTTATACCGATCAGGAACATCATTTCGCTTATTCAGCTCAAGCTGCCATTCACGCCGTGCTTGAGCCAGGGCATGCCGGTCACCTAAAACACCAACATACATAATTGCCGACCAGGCTTGAGCCACAGTTTCCGGGGACACCTTATCAGGGACCCCTGGTTCTGAAATCGGGAAGATAGGAACATCATCGGCAAACGCATAGTAAATATGCTGACCGATTTTGTCCTCGGCCCACTCAGGGACTAATTCCCAAACATCAAAGAATCGGAGGCCTTGGTTGACCTCATCCCGAACAAGAGTTGGTAGCACAAACCGGAAACTCGGCATAGGGATGTTCTTATTTAGCTTGTGCAGCTTCCCATCCGAGACTGGCACTTGATCCTGGTCAGTCAATTAAATCACCTTCGCGGTAAAGATGTAGTTCGGCTTGAAGCAAACCGGAAGCATGATAGCATCAGCCATCACTTCCAGCCCGACCGGGAAGGTGTTATTGTTAATAACACCAGCCACAAGACCGGGGGCACCGATGCCACCGCTGCTACCAACACCCAAAGCCTCAGAGCTCAGAGTCTCACCCCAATAGGTGCGACCCAAAGTGGAAGATTCAGGTTTAGCCGGATCTGCGCTCTTTGTGGTTAGCAAAATGGTGTCCTGCGGACAGAGCTGCTTAGTCTCCACCTGACCAGTGTGCAGATTATCAATCTTGAACCGAGAGGTGGTCGCCGTCTGGACACCGGGAATCTCAAAGATTTCCGACATCAACCGCTCAAGGCGGGTACGGTTCGTCCGAGCATAAGCCGGATCATTGGTACCAATATAAATGCCTTGTGCAAGCAAGTTCGCCTGCTTGGCCACCGTGGGATGGTTAGCAATAGCGCGCATAACCTTCTCAGGGGCATGCATCACCTCGGGATAGAACCCGTTTTCCTCGCGGTAAAGCTCTTTCCAGTCATAAATCTGATCCAGCGGGTTAGCAGTAGGATCAGTAAAGAGCTTCGGAGCGGTAATCTTAAACTCCGGCTTCCGACCGAAGTTAATAACCTGGGTCGGTGCGTTCGGCATTTGCAACTCGACTTTATCGTTATACAAAATGTTTGCACGCTGCACAGCCGCAGTCATTGCAATAGCCTTAGCAGCACGCTTCACATAAGATTCGATAGCTGGAGAAGCAATATCCTTCTTGCTGTTGCGAATCTCGTACAGGGTCTTTTCATCAAAGACATAGTTACGAGAAATCAAAGCAAGCTGGAAGTATCCCTTTTGCGTCTCACCGAACCGCTCAGAGGTTGCGGTACCGGAGAACGTACGGAAGTTAGCGACAACAATGTCGTCGATTTCCGGGCCATACTCGACAGCAGCCCGAATATCAGAAACTTCTTCGCTGGGGAAGAGCTCTGCGAAAGAATCCGGGTTTTGAAGATCAAAAAGTGCCTGCTCACGGCGGGCAATAGTGGTAAGAACTTCCGGGTCCCAATAATCCCGGTTAACTACACCGTCTAGTACTGGCATTTATTACACTCCGTTCGGTTCGATGTAGACGATCCGGGAAGGCACGTCGTCCTTTTCCGGTTTGTAAGCCGGAAGCCAAACGCTATAAATCGTGCCGCGTACAGCAATGCCGGTCTGAATATTTTCGTAAAAATTAAACTGACGATCCTGAATCTCGTGGACGCCGAGGGTAAAGCCATCTACCTTCTTACCGGCTGCCTTCGCAGCTGCGTCAAACATTTTGTAGACGTCGCCGTCTTTGTACACCGGAATGCCAGATTTAAGATAGCGAGATACGCGGTGGGCACCTTCCGCTTTCACTTCAGCGGTGATTTCGAGGATGCCATTGACACCCTTATTCAGCTCCCACGGGTCCGCCATCCAGCGGCGATCGTCAATGTCTTGAATGACCTTACCTTTGACGATCCCAAGATTGCTATTAACGGTTGCCAATAGCTTTCTCTCCTTACTGTATGTATTTGCCAAGCCCGTTATCGGAGCCTAGCTGTTGTTTGTTGTTGCTCTTGGGTGGTTGCGAAGTTGCAATACCCTTAAGCTGTGAAACCAGTTTATTAATTTGTTCCTTGTCAGGTTCACCTTTATCATTGATAAGTTTATCATAACTAATAAAGTTATGTAAAGTTTCAACAGTGGAATTGTCCAGGCCATTTGCAGAAGCAGCATTAACAAACTGTGCCTTGACCAACAAAGTCTGAGCTTCACTCATAAGCTTAGCTGCGGAATCATCTACGTTACCTTCAGCTTTTTTTTGGCTATTCTCAGCCTTTTGCTCTTCTTGAGCGGGTTCCTGAGAAGCAGCTTCCTTCTCCTCAGCCTTCACTTCAGGCTGCTCTTCCTGTTTTTGTTCCTCGACTTCTTCCTGCTTGGTGCCGTTCATTGCGCCAAGCATTTCAGTCATGAGACCCAAGAACTTCTCGGCCTGATCCTGTGATAGTGCCATCTTATTTATCCTTTCGCGCCAATGTATTCTACGTATTCTTCCTCGCCTGGTTTCGCATTGGCACTAACCAGGGTTGGTCCGTATTCTGGGTGGTCAACAACCTTAAATCGTCCACGCTTCAGCAACTTCCCGCTTGTTGAACCCCCAACCTCGTTATAAAAAACCTCCAGATCCTCATCATTAATTGCCTGACCAGGGTCAATAATCTTCCCGTCCACTTCGACAATCTCTGCCACCTCGCAGTGACAATTGGCATGGATCGGCAATAAATCTTCCCTCGTGTACATCATCGTCGAGGCAACCACGCAAAGACCACAAGATTCACCGCTTTTAGAAAGCTCAGGATGAATCACTCGCCGGTAGCCTTTCACCTTGTTCTTTGGCATACGTTTCATTGCTTCATGGTGCGTATTTCGGCTGGCAGCTTGAACGTCTTGGCTTACCATACGTTCTACTCGCTCTTCAGCTTTTTGTTCAGCCCATGTACGAATGATTTGCTGTTCGTCTCGGGGACTGAGGAAGGGGACAGTTTCGGAAGACGAATCTTCAGGTTTACGCTGGGTAATTTGATCTGCGGAGGGTTTGGAAACATCTTTTGATCCAAGCTTGGAAGCTTGATCCTGACGCTTCGATAAGTCGGGCGAGCCTGATTGCTTTGCTGCCTTCTCAACTCCCTGATCCTGGTTGCTGCGCGTTGGTTGTGCGTAGTCTCCGCCTTGAGTTTTGCCTTCTTGGCCGGTGGTTTTAAGCCTTTTTTCTGCCTGCTCAATTAACTCTTCCCAATTTTCCTTTCTGACTTCTCCCTTTGGCTGTTTCGCATCAGGGGTAATGTAGTGTAGCGGTTTGGTCGGCAAGACGTCTGCCTTCTCATACGACACCAAAAGCCGTTTAATCACAGGATCGTCTTTCTTCCTGCGAACATTTTTCCAATATTCATCGGCAATGCGTGCGTAAGCCGTTTCCAAATCGGTATTCCGAGACTTCGGAATCACCTCAAGGCTAGGGAGAGCCGCGGAAAAGGTTAAACCCATTGCCCTGGTGCGGGCAGTGGTTGCCGACCAGGTGACCATCTGAGATTGCCGAATGGCGGAGGTCACAATGGCTGCGGCTGACTTTGCAAAAGTTTGAATCCCCGTCCTCGTAGCTAGGTTAGCCGTCCGCAAAATAGCCACAATCTGATTCGTGGCTGCGTCAATAATCCGCTGCTTGGCTGCTGCTACCGCCGTTGTAATAGCCGCTACCTGAGCGATAGAGAGCTCTTCTTGTTGCTCTGGGGTTAACTGTTCCCCCGGGGCCACTAACGGCATGTCTGCAATGCTCGGTTGCGGAGGTAGGTAGTGCGGATTATAGAAACTATCAATTGGCGCTGTCATCAGCTTCACCTCGCTTCTGAGCTATCACATCAGCTGATTGATTCTGCTGCTTAAGCGCATTATCGTCCTGCTGAGTCATTGAGTTAGCTTGCTTAGCGCGGGTAAGGGGTGTACCTTGATTCGACTGACCAATAACCTGATTCCAAAGCGCCTCGTCGCGGATCTCCACTTGCGCACGAGTAATTTGTTCTGGTGTGAAATGTAACCCTTCTCGAAGCGCCGTGGAAATAGCAACTCCATTCGCCACCAAAGTAGCAAAAGCTGCTGTCTTCTCTGTGAGAGTATAGGTTTGCAGCGGACCCCAGATAGGCTCAAGCTTATTGATATCGGCGCGCTCTTTCTCGCCGTTGAGTTCTAGCAGTAGTGAGACGTGCCGTTTCCAGGCTGGGGCAAATCGCTTTCGGCGGTCTTCCACCTTGGCGGTGGAGTTTTCCCGCGCTGCGTCAGCACCCGCTGAAGACTGATTCAGACTGTCTGAGAAGTAGGACATTGGGGTGTACGTCAACGACGCTAGGTCTTGAACGTCCTGCTTGGCGGCTTGCAAGAACTCTTGGAAGCTTGTTTGTGCTGATTCCTGGAAATTGCTTTCCTTCGGAAGCATCCAATTAATGCCAATTCCGTTTTTGAAAACGTTATCGTAGTCAATCGGGCGGCCTTCTCGGTCAAATTCCTTGAAGTTGCCGATAAACACTCGTTGGCGGAACGCCTGCATAGTAGCAATTAGTAATCGGTGTGCCACCATGTGGTTGATACGGTCAATGAGGGAGGTGTGTTCCTCAAACTCAGCTCTCGCGTCTTTGTTTTTCAGCACTGTCACCGGGATTCGGGAAACCTCTACTGGATCGTATTCTTTCCACCATGTCCAGCCCTGAGAAGCAAAACGATTATACGGCACTTCTGTGTCGTACGCAGTTATCCGACCACGATCTTTCTTTGCTGACCGTGCCCTGGCTTCTTCAATGGTAAGAGACGGAGTAACCGTGTTGAACTCCTTAACCGCCACCGCCATGTAAACGCCCCCGCCGGCCTCACCTGTGGCTGGGTCAATTTCACCACGGAGAAAGAGATTGAGAACATCTCGCTGGAGAGCTCGATCACGATACATCACTACCGCTGCAATAGGCTCCCCGTAAGGGTCTCGCATTACCGCCGCGTTTGTTGGCGGGAATACTTTTTGCCGTTTAGTTCGTGGGTCAATATACAGGTAGCTTTGCCGATAGCCGCAAGCAAGTGCCATTGCTTCCTGAGCTTGGATCCCCATTTCATCACGGTCAAACAGTTGTGCGATCACTTCATCGCCGTTTTCATCAGACGCTGCTGCGGAGCGGAAACCCAGGATACCTAAACGGTCAGTGGTGGCCGAGACAATAAGTTTGGCCCAGTTGGTCTGAGCCATGGACTTCAAAATCGGCAAGCCTTCTACTTGGTTTGTTTCCGGGGTGGAAAAATGATCGAGAAGGTTAGCCCCTGTGAGATAGTCTTGGTTTCGCTCAATATAAGTAGTTCGCTCGGCAATTTCAGCTAATAGTGAGCTAGCAAAAAAATCCGGGGAGTTACGGTCATCTGTTTTCTGAATCGCTTCGCCGTGTTTAATTCGATACTTCACTTCATTAACCGCCTAACCGAATCGGCACCTGCAAAAAGTCCGTCTCAATTTCCGCTGCACCTTTCGCCAAAGCTTGCAGGCGGGCCTCCCAGGACAGCACAGCCGCCATTGCTGCGTCATATTTGAGCTCTCGCTTAATTTTGGTTAACCGCCACTTCTGGTTGTTTTCGTCATCGTACTGATTTAAAAGGTTTTTCCCTGCATTACCGATATGCCGTTCAAGATCAGGATTGCCAGTATGAGCTAGGTCACCGGAATCTATAGCTTCTTTATATGAACGCAGTGCATAATACATAGGGTTTGTTTTATTAGTATACCAAAAGATAACTTTCTTTTCCCAACGTCCAGCCCAGGCGGACAATTGCTCTTGCCAATAAGGGGGATCGGCAAACATCCAGTAAACCTCGAAGTCTTCAAAAAGCGCCTCAACGGTCGCTTCAACCTCAGACACCGGAACTTCCCAGTTCCGTGAAGCTGGATCGTCCTTTGGTGGACGCTCCCAGAGACCCACAAGCTGCTGAACACCAGTATTAATATCGGTAATCACAATCGCTGTTGAGTCCTGAGTCTTAGCGCCGTCGAAGCCAATTGTTATCAGTGCCCCGTGCGGGATGCGAAGCTCTGGATCTCCTAGGTCAGCAAATTTCTTTCGATCAAAGGCGTACATAGAGCTTGCAACCCAGCGGTTGCACCAAACCCGCTCAAGGCGGGAACGGTCCGCTCCTTCCTCGTCCCAAAGCTTCGCGGTAGCCAACAGATCACGCCACGTCGCCGGTCCCGCGGCTTCACGCAACGCCTTCAAGCGCTGAGCAATGGTGTCAAACTTCGCTAGCTCATCTGAGGTTTGACGATGATAAAAGAACGTGGTGCAGTCATCAATCTTCAAGTGTTTCTTGTTCGCGTTCTTGACGCCTTCTTCAAATTCGCTCTTTGCAATTGAGTCCTCAGAAGGATGTCCAGCGGTAGTAATTGACAGCTTCCAGGTGCCGAACATACCGAGCTTCGGTAGGCCGTGCACCACCGTAGAATAAGCCTTCCGGTTCTGGTCGGAGGTAAACATATGGGTTTCGTCAAACACCACAAAGGTTGGTTTCAAACCTTCGGCGCTTCTTGAAGTAGCAGCTAGAGGAAGCGCTTTCGAGTTCACTTCACCCTGCACCATAATCCGCTCTTGGGTCACGTCAAACCAATCAGCATCTGGTATTTCCTTCGCAATCTCCATGGCCACGCCATAACCAAGGTCAAACAGCAACTCTTTGGTTGGCGCGAAGAAGGGAATATAGGGAGATTGAACAGGAATACCGGGGGCTAACCCGCCGGGCATAGAGGGATCATACCCATTAAAACGAACCGGTGCCTCGGGATGCAGTTCACAAAGCGCAACAATCGCGCCTAACTCAGTTTTGGCGCAACCTTTAGGGACCGCAACATTGACCGAATAGAAGTGCCTGCGACCGGACATGTCGATATATTCATCTTCGTACCTGGATTTATGCCCCTCAGGGAAATACTCGTAAGCACGCATGAGGATATATCGAAAATCTTCACGGACCTTATAGGGCTGTCCTTGCAACGGGCCTGGCCCGAACACAAAATGACTTTCAATAAAGTCAATGACTTGAGGCCCTAGGGTTGGCCAAATATCCAGCGTCCCATCTGGCTTTCTCGCTGGTTTAGGGGAAATAATTTCCAAGGCTAAACCTCAAATCCCTGATTCCGCATGCGTCGACGTTTACGTGCCCGCGCTGACACGGTTGTGTCATTCGGGTCAATAGGTGCAAACCGCTGGTTAAACGCCGTGGTTTTTTGAACGTGGTGCTCATAGCAAAGCAGCTGTAGATTGTCTAACCGGTTTGCTAAATGCTTTTCGTGAGGTTGGAACTCACTGATTTCTATGATGTGGTCTACTTCTGTTCCTGGTCCGCCACAAATAGCACAGCGTCCGTTATAGAGCTCTCGAACCCGCTTACGCAAAGAATCGGTGGTGTGAGATTCTTTTTTCGGCAATGGGTGCTCAGCACATCTGGTTGTGCCAGGAAGAGCAAGGTTGTGGCAAGAATGATACACTGGGGTCTCTGATTCCCAGGAACAAAAAGTGACTTTCGGCAAAATTAAGACATCCGTCCCGTGGTCTTACGACGGCTCGGCGCCTTCTTTGAACGGTAGGTCTTATTCTTGAGCTGTCGCGCTACAGCGTTTTTAGGGGTGAAATCATGCCCCCACTTGGAACCGGCCTTACCCTTGCCTTTTTTGTTTTTGTTGAGAGGCTTATTGCCCCGCCCTGATTTTGCCACAAATAATTCCTTTGCTTTCGATTAATTAAACTTATTATAACATATGTAGTTTAACCAACCTTAGTTTATTGTGGCAAGAAAAATAGGCCCCAGCTTTGGGGCCTACAACAACTATTTATTCAGCTAAGCGTTCAACGGATTCAACCCATTGATTTACCAGGTCTTTGAAATCGGGTGGGACAAAGCCCTCGCCTTTTACAAACTTCCCTGTTTCTGGGTCGGTTTTCCCACCTTTGAACTTGGTGCGGTTTGATTCGCAAACCCGTTCGAGTGCTGCTGAAAGATCGTAACCGGTATGGGTTTTCACCGCCAAGCCTAAAAGAGTGAAAAGAACGTCGCCGAAGGCGTCGTAAAGATCGGTGAGCACTTTTTCTCGGTATTCTTGATCCAACGCAAACTTGGGCTTCGCCATGAGGTTTACCGCTGATTTGAGTTCGTCTACTTCTTCGAGGAAGAAGTTCAGTGCTGGACGAAGCAGTGCTTCCCGGTCGCCTTCTGCATTCAACAGGATTTTCATATGGTCTGAAATGCTTGGCGGGATTTGTCCAACCTGCATGTTCCAGTTGCTTACTTCGTTGACGAAACCATCAAAAGCCCAGTTTTGTGATTCCTTATAAGTAGTTGGCGCTTTGGGGTCTGTGCTTAAGCCTGCGTCTTCAAGAACCTTACCAAAAACCGCACGGTCAAGATTGTAAAGTTCTTCGGCAATAAGTGCGATTACTGACCGGAACTCCGCATCTACACCTGCATCAGAACGCTTCTGAATAATTTCTGACCAGGTTCGGAAGTTACCTGTAACCACAATTGATGTCGCGGTAGCATTTGGCAATACACAGCGAGCTGCTTCCGCTGCTTGTTTTTTAGAAGCCTCCGGGTGATAGCGCATTACCATGTCGAAAAGCTTATTGTACAGGTCTACGCTTTCGTTGGCGAAGCACTCTAGCTTTGCTTCCATTGATGCTTTAGGTGAAAGCGGAGGATAACTACCGCTATGAGTGAGGGGGAGGTCTTGTAAAGCCGGGGGAAGCACCATCTCTAACCCCTTATCTGGGGAAACAAAACGCTGAGACAGTACGCTAAACGACAAGTGGCGGTGGCGCGTAAGCTCTGCCAAGAATGACCGGCTTACACTTTCAAGAAGGAATGTTGCCGAAGCGTGTTCCATGATGGAGTAGTGGTGTTTTTCATGGATCGTCTTCTCTACGTACTTAGTCGGCGTGTTGGTTTCCTCATTTGGACGATCCCAAGACTGGTAGCAGTTCCGTCCCGCAAACTCAATAAGACGGGTTGAATCTGGATCACCTGGTTCATGAGGAAGCACGTGTCCAAAATCGTAGTTGAACTCTGGATTTAGCCGGGTGAAGGCAAGTAATGTTACTTGCGGAGTCTGAGAGATTCGCACATTCATTCTACAGCACCTTGTCCGCTGCGTAGTCGTAGGAGAAACTGCCTTGGTTGTTCCGTGCTAGCTCACGCCGGCGCTGCTCAACATAAATGTCATTCTTATTCCAGAACGCTTCCATGAACATTGCGCGCAAAATAGACAGTTGCTGTCGCTTGTCTTCTTCCACTGAAGACGGATCTACCAGGAAGTACTTCGGTAGACCCGGGGAGTACTGAATTTCTTCCTTTGGTTTGCCTTGAATGAAAGAGGCGATTTCAAGGTCTCGCTGGTCTACGAGTTCGTCGTACTGGTCACGAAGAGCTTGTAGTTCTTCGTCGGTGTATTCTTTGAGCTTTTTAGCCACAATTCTTCCTTTCTAAAATAGTCGGTCTGCCATAGATTCTACCGGATGACCGCTTTGTAAACCTAATGTTTTGCGGATAAAGTTAATGCCTTCTGTCTTTACAAAGGTGGTACGGATAGCAATTTTCCTTGCTGTGCGGGGATCAATTCGGTAGCCTTGCTTGACCTCAAAGTATTTCATGTACCGCTGATATGGCGTGTTGTAGTCATCTCCTCGGGAAATGAAAATGCCGCTATACCGAAGTTGGGCAAACAAGCTGTTTCGTCCAATCCCTAGGACTTTTGCCGCCTCAGCCATGGTGTAGAGACCTTCGGAGTCACAGAGTGCGTCGAAGGCTTCCGCTTTTGGTTGAAGTACCTTGTTTTCTGCCTCTAGGGCTAGTCGCTCTTTTTCTGTTGCGAGGGCAAGCTCTAGGATTTCTAGCCGGGACATATCACTTTGGGGGTTAGTCTGGTTCTGCTCTGCCCTGAGTTTGCGTTGCAATTGCTTCTCAGCTTCGATGAAGTATCGGCGTGCTTGCTTCCCTAGTTCTGAGCGTTGAATCATAGCAATTTCCTTTGCCATATCCAGACTCACAATGTGGTTGAGTCGGGGACGAGAAGGCATTCCCGCAGGTGGCGTCGAACGCTCATTTTTGAGACAGTAGTCAGTGCCTTCCTCGAAACCGTAAGCAGCCATCCGAGGGAACCAATCTTTATAATGAGCTCCTATTTGTAGGAACTTATGGAGGTCCCGTCCCATCACGGCTTGCACAGAATCTTCCATCTGCACAATGGGAAGCAGGTACTTGATGAGATCAGACATTTTTTGACTCCTTTGTGTTGTCTGATTGGGTGGACAATGTGTCTGGTTATCATTATAGCAAAAACACCTAGACCATAAAGATCTAGGTGTTCCTACCTGTCAAATAATGTACCGACCAATTCTATGGGAGAGAACCAAGAGTCACCGGAAGTCCAGAAAAAGCCAGAGGCCGGGACTCTTGATCGGTTAACTAATATGATAGCAGAAAATCCTTTGAAGAGCAAAACCCCTGGTTATTCCCAATACTCAAAAATGAGTACACGTAGAAAATCCCCCGGGGGAGTCAAAAACCCCAGGGGATCACCCAATCAATCACTCAATCCCTATAAAAAGAGACCCTGCGTTATCGTAAACGCAAAACCCATTATATCACGATCCTTCTTGCAGCACAAGAATGGTTCGCTGAAGTAGGGCAATCATAGATTGATTATCTACGACATTGCAGCCTTCAATGGCAAGATCAAAACGATCTTTATACACGTCACCGTCCGCTTTTGCTTCTTTGTCTCGTAAAACAATAAGCACTCCGCCGACTAGTTCTTGAGACGGGTCTGCATCTGGCCATTGTTCTTCCTGCACTCTCCGTACTGCCTCTGCACAGGCGGAGTCATCAGTGACGTAGGTTTCATCAGAGATATGTTTTGTCACGGCAATTCACCTTCTACCTTTCGCATTTCCAGTTCAATAAGTCCATCGCGGAGGTCTTCGTATTTGTAATACCTATCCTCAAGTTCTTGCAATAATTCCTCAAGATCGTCTTTAGAAACAATGCTGTCAACGAAAGAGTAGATCCAATCAAAAGGATATTCCACCAAGTACTGGATGACTTCTTCAATGAGGATGCTTGAAGTAACATTTTCCAGATCGGGGAGCACAGGGAGCACTCTTTCCATATAGAAGTTCCGCAGGCCTGCTTTCTTTTGTTCAAACTGCTCCCAGAGTTGAAAAATATCCTCATCACTTAGGGGAGGTTCTTCTTCCTCGTGGGATTCAATAATGCTCTTGGGAAGCTTTTTGATTTCTTCATCAATCGCTTCTTGAAGAGAGTCTTTGACTGCAAAAAGCCGGTTGATCCGCTTGGTTTCTTCGGACTCCTCTTCTAGGGAGAGATATAGGCGTAGCAGCTCTTCATCACTTGGTTGGTTGTACATGTTTAGTCGCATTCTCCCTTGTTATCGCTTTCTTCAAAGGCGTCCTCGAAAAATCTTCCCAGTAATCATCACTGCAAGGATGATTGGACATGAAAGAAGACTTTCTCCGGCTTTTTGAAGAGTTATTAAATTGTGTCCTTGTCCTGCGTCGATTGCGCATTGTTGTAGCCTTCCTTTCCTAAAATAGCCTGTTTAAAGGACTCCATTTGGGTTTCAAAGTCCTTTTGTCGGCGTTCTTCTGCTTCAGCATGAACTTTAAGAAATTCAGCAAAAGAACCAGGCTTGACATGAGTAAATTTTCTCGCTGGTTTATGGCTCATCTTGTTCAAGTCCTTCTAGGTAGTCAGACATTGATACCACTTTTTTGTTGACAGCCTCAATGTTTTCTTTCTGACAATCGTGCGCTAGGCAAAGGTAAGAGGCCGCGTCTAGGCTGTCATCAATGAGTGATTCTGGGTATTCCTCGTAGACACTGCCTAGAAAATCAGGGTCTTGGTCAACGCATTGACTAAAGTCCGTGTTGGCGGTTACTCGGGCAATTTTGAAAAGTGCCATCATCCGCGCTACGTCTTCTGGAAGCAGGGTGATATCCGCGTCTTCCCGGGTTGAAAGATACGCCGACCATTGCTTGGCAATGGCGAGAAAAGTTTTATCGCCGTAGCTTTCGCCTCGGGTTTCTAGAATGCGTTGAATTTCTTTTGCCGTGTCCACGAGTTTTTCCTTTCTATGCAGACTGCTTTGATTCTAGCATAGTGAGGAATTTTTCGGTGCGGTCACTGATGGTTGTTGCCATGTCCTCAACTTCGGCTTCTGAAGCACAAATGTCCACGTTGGCTACGTGAGTAATATCTGTGTAGCCTTGTGCCTCCAAAATCTTTTGAGTGTCTTTCACGGCTGCGCAAAAATCCCGACCAAACGTAAGGTTCCCGACACCAATAATGAATTGGGGGGTGTCCCGCAAAATAAGTTTTTCTGCTTGCAAAAATTCTTTGAGTGGTTGGGGGATCATGTCGTCTTTCACCCGCCTTCCGATCGCTGGGTCGTCAACGAACCGTCCGTAGCTGGGAACCAACCACACCACAGAGGAATACATACGCTTTCCGCGGAACTGAGCTGCATCCATGTCGAGGGATGCGTATTGCTGTACAATTTCAAGCTTGATTCGATCCACCGCCTTGAGGTGTCCCCTTACGCCTTCTTTAAGGGCATTCGTGAGACAAATTCCTTCAAACTTAGGAGCAGCCTTAGGGTTCCTTAGCCATAAAGTTTCCTTTAGCTTATCAAAGACTTTTTGAGTGTTACCGGAAAGACTGTAGGCAACAAGAAGATGGTTCATCCAAGGTTCAGGTTGGTTATTCGGCATCGAGGTTTTCCTTTTCAGTTACTAGTCCTAGTTTGAGTTTTTGAATCATTTCTTTTGCCAACTCCTGGTCTTCTTCGGATAGGGTGGTGATTCGCTCTTCCAGGTCCCGTACCGCGCGGAGGGAGTCGACGGTGATTCGGCTACAGGCAAAGGGGAAATGGTTGGTCTTAAACAACTCAATTAAAGCGTTTCCCGCTTCTAGGAATTGCCTTTTGTCTTCCGGGGTGAAAAGCAGCTCTGGTCCGTAGAGGGCCGGGACTAGAGCCTCACGGAGTTCTTCTGCATCAAAGACTTTTTCTAGAGGCAGAATGATTTGGATTTTGCCTGACTCAAGAAGTTTCTCCGCTAGTTCTTTTTTGACTCGTTTTACGGACTCTGGATTGGGGAACTCAAAAGTTTCTTGCCTGATTGCGGCGAGTAGCGCTAGGGAGTCTTCGTCTAGTTGGATTTCTAGCTTCACGTATTTTCCTTTCTGTGTCGTGACTCAATTATATATGACAGGGGAGGGGTTCAAGGTTTTGAGTCAAGATATCTTTGTCACACGTTAAAGCAAAACAAAAACAAAAAAAATTATGCAGAAAAACTTGAGTTAAGTGAGTTTTTGAGTTAACGGTGTTCAAAACATATCTTGACCTGCATAAATACCTAACTCAAATTCAAATCAAAAGTTGAGTTAGGGTTTTGAGTCAGAAAAAGTTGAGTTGGAGACGTTTAAACACAAAGAAACTCAAAAATTTACCCAAAAAAGTTGAGTTGAGTTGAGTTTTTGAGTTAAGTCAATGAAACCCACTCTGACCTGCACAAACCCGTAACTCAACTTTAACTCAAAAACTGAGTTGAGTTGAGTTAGGCGAAAAACTGAGTTGAAATTTAAAGCAAAATAAATCGAAAAATTTGTACAAAAAAGTTGAGTTACTTGAGTTAATTTGAGTTTACCCTATTTGACCTGCGGAAATGCTGACTCAAATTCCAACTCAAGTTTTGAGTTGAGTTTTGAGTTGAGGATTGTCCGGGTTTCAGACTTCGGTTGAGCCGCCGGTGAGGCAAGGAAGAGACCGCAACCCACCGATTATGGCGCTGAAACAGGGTCTCAACTCAAATTCTGACTCAGTTTTCGCAAAAACAGCAAGACTCTGACCTGCATAAATACGTAACTCAAATTCTAACTCAAAAAGTTGAGTTGGCCTTTTCGCTGGTCAGGATAGGTTTTTAGGGGCTAACTCAAAAACTCAACTTTTTTGTCGATATTTTATAACTAATAACGCTTTAACGCTTATTAGTTGTGCACAGCTGTATTTTCTCTATACGCATTATTTTACAATTTAAATTGAGTTATTGAGTTAGAGTAGTGAAAAGGGTATCTGACCTGGTAAAACAGTAACTCAATTTCAACTCAACTTTTTATTTTCCCAGGTCAGAATTTGAGTTGAAACTGAGTTAGCAGTTCAGAGGGTATTTTTGAAACACGAAAAACCGGGATTTCGGGTTTCCAACTCAAAAAGTTGAGTTAGGCAGAAAAAGACGCCTTGACTAAAAAACCGAAAGCGGCTGGTTCAAGGCGTGTGCTCAAATTTGAGCGGCTGATTTTAAGAATATTGGTTGTACAGATTCTGCTGTTGCTTCTCCCACTCCTGAGCGAAAGTGCGGTCATTCGTAGCCGCGGCTCGGAGTTGTTCGCTGCGCTGCACCGCGGTGTTCCCTTGAGCGATAGTCCAGCGGAGCTTGACACGCGCCTCAGGCGTGAGTCCGAATTGTTTAATGCCGTCCATCCAAAGCTTTTGGAATCGTGCTCGGTCGGCGGCCTTGTACATTGGGTTCAAGGATTCCTGGAGGTCTCCAGCGAGAATCACGAGGGTGTGATAGTCTGCGGCTGTCCATTCGCTCACCATCGGCGAGGTCCAGATCTCTTCCCACCAGCGGAGGACTACCGGGGACCATTTCGTCTCCTCGGCACCGATAAGATCGGCGGGAAAACCCACGACTTCGCTAGCAGGCGGAAGCTCTGGTAAGCTAGCTAGCAGCTCTTCTCGCGGCCTTTGTGCTAGCATGGTGGTAGCGGCCTTGGCACCCTTTTTTGACGGGCCTCCGGGCTTCCTGGGGGGTCCTGGCATAGCGATATGGTCCTTTCCTTAGCTGAGCAGGGTCATCAAGGACATTTTACCCCAATCCCTCGCAGAGCGAAATGTGCAGCACGCGCCCGGCTCGGCCCCAGATAGGGGGAGGGGGTACCCCTGGGTGAGGTAGAACGGGGGTAATTTGTGGGGGTAGTCGCTTTGTTTCCCCTGGTGAGTCGCAATATATATACCGCAAATTGGGCATGGGTGGGGGTATATAAGTGGGTTTCTCTGGTTGCATGGGGTTGTCTGACCACCTGTTTTTACCGGAAAAACCCGGTTTTTTGCTTGTTTTATCAGTTTCTCTTAAGTCTTGCATGGATTTTGCATGCTATAGGTCAATCTTTTTACGGTCTATAGCATCAACTAAAAGTTTGATTGTAGCAATAGGTGTGGGTGGTTTTCCCTATCAAGGCCATTTCTTAGGGTAGGCTATGCTCACGTACGGGTGCACGCAATCGGTATGGCAATTGAACTATAGGATTGTCCATAGGTGCCGATAGGCATACCGCATCAAAGGGATTGCCTATGTGTGCCTATCCACCATATAGGCAAGTGTATATAAAGCCGAATATAATAATTCGCAATCGTTTATATAGGCCATGCCTCAATATACCCGGCTAGGGGCTATCCGGGTGGTGCCTACCCCCTAGGCATGCCATGCAGCATGCCTAGCAGCCATGTGCTAGCGCTATGCCATGGCCTGCTGATCTAGGCCACTCAAAAGCGTATGGCCTAGCAGCCTCATAGACGCACGAACTCAAAGCCATATAGCCGATCATACCAGCGAGATATAAAGCCGCTGTATCGAGCTGCTAGGCTATCTATATCACATATCCCCTGGTGAGTAGATAGTGATATGTGGTGTGGTGCCAGTGGATACCCCTATGATAGCAATGGTACTAATAGGCTATATGTGTGGTGTACTATCAGTATGCCATATGGCATATCCCTAGGCATGCCAAAACCCTACCTATAGTAGGTACCTATATAGATACCCCTATAGATAGGGTTGGTATATGGATACCCCCTATAGCAGGGGGCATAGAGTATGCCTATACGATAGATAGGTCAGTGGTAGTCAAACATGTGTTCGATACGGTCGATAAGCAGGGGGCTACCGGAATCGGTCAACCAAAAGTTTTTGGCACGGAAATATTGGTAAAAATCTACCCAGTTTTCCCACCAAAATAATTCGTCTAAAGGCACCCGGTGGGCGTCGTGGTGGATATCAAAGCCGGTTTTGGGGCGATAGCCAAATACGTGTTTTTGTGCCATACCACCGGCTAAAAAGCGATTTTGATTGTGGTTATGGCTGACCCACCAAGTGACGCGACCAAAATCCGGGTGGATAAATTGGCCCTCAAAACCATTCTCAAAACTGCCTTGTTTTTGGGCGAAAAACGAAGCGTTTTCCACGCTCACCAGGGCGTCGATAATGTACGCCGAATGAATGCATGACTCGAAATTTTGTTCGAGTTCGTTTTGATTTTCCGGCTCATCAGCTAGATGCTGCTGTAAAATCGGTGCCATATGCTGGTCCCATAGGCGTCGCCAATCACGAACGGTTCGGTAAGAAGAATCGTTAATAAATGTTTGAAGCAGCGAATAATAGGCTACGCGAATATCTAAAACCGCGTCATGGGGCGTCATGTTGATGCTGAAAAATTCGGGTAAGACCTGGTAGGCGTAGGTTTCGAGCTGGTTTTTGAGTGAATGGGGCGTTTTGGCAATCCAAAAATCAGCAGAAAAAATGTCAGGGTTTCGATAGGTTCCCATAGGGATATCCTTTCAAATCGAGTGAGTGATAGAGAGTAAGGACCTATAAGTGTGCGTAAGTCTTATAAGCCCCTCCCCCTACCATCACAAGCAGTGATGATAGGTTTTACCTTAGAAGTCACCAAGCTTTTGAGGCAAATTTGTACACGTACGCAAGTCGTGTTTTACCTGCTTAAGGCAGATTTTTTCAAAGCGGGGCATGGTTTCTTTGTTGGTGTATAGGAAGCGTGGTCCCCCACGATTGATAAGCCGGACCCACGTAAACCGGACGCCACGCGAAGTGTAATGCAAATCGACTTGCAAAATCTTAGCCATGCTTAAGGGAAGTTCAGCTAGCAGTCTTGCTTTTTTGCCGTTATCGACTGAAAAAGGGTGCCTGACCAGCTGAAATGTGAAGTGGGCTTCTGGGTCAAGCTTACGCAATTCGTTGCGTAAATGTTTGCATGCGTCGTCGATAGGCTGTTGTGTGATAGGCATGATTTTTCCTTTCTGACCAGGTGTTATAGCTGTTGCCTTACAGATATTCTGCTACTTTTTCGAGGTCCTTATGCCAATTTTCGCCAGACAATTCTTGCATTTTATAAGAATCTCCTTAGAGAAGTAGTGAGTG